TTAGGCCCGTGGCGGTGGGAACGGCTGCTTCCCCCGGTGGATCGCGGCAGACCGCGGTGTCTGACGAAACAGTTCCGCGGATGAGTCCGGGACCTGCGCCGGCGGCACCGGCTCACGCCTCGTACGTTCCAACAGGGAGGCGATGTCGTCCGCGAAGAAGATGATTCGATTCCGGGAGCCCCTGTGATGGGAGATCTCCCCGCCGGCTGCCATGCGGCGGAGCTCGTGCTCGCCGTAGAGCTTGGTCAGCTCAGCAACCTCCTTCGGGCTGTACCCCCGGAACCTCGCCTCATCCTCCATGGCCACAGGGTACGGGCAGAAACGACGAAAGCGCCCCGACCTCCGAGTCGGAGGGCGGGGCGCTTTCATTCATCCAGGATGTCGTAGACGTCGATCCACGCGGACTCGTCCCGACCGATCGGGCGCACCCACGCGGCGGGGATGAACACATCGAGGACCCGGCCGCCGGCGCACTTCCGCCACAGCTCGAGCAACGGCCCGCCCTCTGTGGCGCGGACCTTCCCGTCGACCAGGAACACGCCGAGGCCGGTGGGAATCCGGGCCCGCCCATACGGCTCACGCCTATAGGGGAAGTGTCTTGCTCCACCATTGGGAGTGAAGCCCTCTGCGGAGACGGCGCGGATCGCTGCGGCGATGTCCTCCGTCAGCTCCGGTCCGCCAAGATGACAGTGCGAGCCCGAGACGGCGCGCCGGCGGGCATTCGTCTCATCGTCCACGTAATCCAGGTCTTCCCACACGGCCACAGGTCTACCAGATGCAGGGCATGACGAAAGTGCCCCCACCCGGGACGGGGTGGGGGCGCTTCGGGGCCCGACCGGGGAGATCGGGCGCCTGTCCTTACGGGCTAGGGACCCGCAGACACTGTCAGGTGTAGCGGCGGACCAGCTTCACTCCCCATCGGACCGGGGCAGTGACCCACCGGCGGATCATCTTCACAGTGCACCGGCGGCGGTGGAGCCCGGGCGTCGAGCACGGACCGCTTCCACCTCGGCGGCCAGGTCCTCGCTGGAGACGGAGCCCGTGACCTCGAAGTTGTTCACCAAGACCTCGGTCGCCGCGGCGTCCTCCGGCGTCTCCTGGCCATCCTCCGGCTCGACGTCGTCCGGGACTTCGACGGTGCCCGGCGGAGGCGTCACGACGTCGGCGACGGGCGATGAGCCCCAGATCAGGCGCGCCTGGTCGGTGGGCGTTTTCTTGGCTGTGGTGAAGACCGCGCCGGTGGTGAGCCCGGCCGTGGCGAGGATGCCCAGGATGACGGCGCCGGCGGTCTCCTTCTCGAGGATCTCGAGCAGCGCGCAGACGACGACCACGAAGATCGCGGCGAACGGCGGGATCAGGGACGCGAACGTGGTCCAGATGGTGACGCGGCCGGCATTCGTGCCGGTGGGCTCGTGGATTCCAGCAGCCATGGTCAGGCTCCCTTCTCGGTGGTGGGGTTGAGGGCGTGGACCAGCAGGCGCTGGGCGAGGAGGTCGGCGAGCTCGGCGGGGTCGATGTCGGTGCGGTTGCCCAGGCCTTCGGCGACGGCGGCGGTGATCGTCGAGGGGGCGACGGCGCGGGCGATCGCGTCGATCTTGGCCTGGTTCTTCTTGTCGTAGCGCAAGAACTTGGCCAGAGACATCCTTTTGTCCCCGGACTCGTCTTCGAACTCCCGGTCGAGCACGGCCCGGCCGAGCAGAGACTGGGCGGTGCCGGTCTTCGCCCAAGCGTTGAGGGCGGCGTTGATCTTGCTCTGGTCCATGCTGAAGAACTCCTCCAGGAAGTCGGCCGGCGCGGCGGCTGTGGTGGCCCGGGCGGCCCACATGCCACCGAGGTGCTTGTTGATGTCGAACTTTCCGCCGGTGGCGGGGGTAAAGCGGTCGCCGTACTGGTTGGCGATGACCGTCCAGCCCTTGACCTTGGGCACTTCCACGACGCCGACGTAGTTCTTGAAGACCGGATTGGCGCCGAAGTCGGGCAGCCAGAGGCGGCCGCCGAACGGGGCCGGGTCGATCCGCTCGGCCGCCCAGGCCCAGGTGTAGAGATCCAAGCGGGCCTTGGAGTGCTTGCGAAACTCCTCGGCGAAGGCGGCGACCTTGGCCGGCTGCACGTCGGCGGCCTCGTCGATGCCGTCCTCGTAGTCCAGGCAGGCGAACTCCGCGTCGGCCGGGATCCGGGAGGCGTAGTAGCGGGCCTCAGCCCGCGGGTCGTTGAGGTGCAGGTAGGAGTAGTGGTACGTGCCGATGCGTAGCTTCCGGGCCCGGGCCGTGGCCAGGTGCGCGGCGAAGAGCTTGTCGTCCCCGCCGATGCCCCAGCCGGTGCGCAGGATGATCGCGTCGGTAGGGACCGTCTTCACAGAGGCCACGGTGTTGTGCTCGGAGGCGTCGACGAAGTCCACGACCGTGTCCCGGGTCGTGGAGCCGATGCCGGCGGTCGGGGAGCCCTGCCAGGACACGGCGGTGAGCGGGCGGTAGGGCTCGGTGAGGTAGGGGGCCGGGTCGATCGCGCCGAACCCGCCGTTGCCCCACGCCGGGGAGGCCGGCCAGAGGTTCACGTGGGAGTGCGGCCCGGTGGATGAGCCGGTGGTCCCGGAGTCCTGGATGACCTGGCCCTTGCGGACCCGGTCCCCGACGTTGAAGTAGGACCGGCTGGCGTGGGAGATACCCCAGTGGGATCCGGCCGCGTTGCGGAAAATTGTCACGATCCCGCCGCCGGTGCGGGTGTCCCCGCGCGCGGGCTTGATCAGGTACCAGCGCACGTGCCAGTCGTTGGGCCCGCCGGGCAGGTCCCAGACCCATCCGTCGAAGACCACGATCCCGTCCTCCGGCGCGACGATCGGGGTGCCCAGCGGCACTCCGTAGTCGATCGCCCCGTGGAAGGAACCCCGGTTGTAGATCGTGGCGTTCTGCCGGTAGGTCTGCGTGATCGGGAACATCTCCGGCACCGGTCGCATGGCCATGACTAGGTCTCCTCGCGGTCGATGTTGCAGTTGCGCAGGTGCGGGCGCGGAGGGAACGGGATGCCGGACTCGTTGAGCAGACGCACCAGGTTGCTCGCCCACTCGTCGATCTCGCGACGGTTGCCGGCCTCGCAATCTGCGCGCCGGTCGGCCCTCGACTCCCCGCGCTCGAGCTCGGCGATGCGTTCCTTCTCGGACTTCACCCGGGCCCGCTCCCGGCCGACCTGTCCCCGGGCCAGGCCGATCAGGCCCTTCACACCCTCGGTGAGGAAGCCTCCGGCCGCGGCGCCCACGAGCAGCAGCTGCAGGAACGCGGTGCCCGACTCGGGGGACGCGGCCATGGTCAGGGCCGTCGTGACCATATGGACCAGGGGGGGGACGACGATCTCAGTCACGGGTCCTCCTACAGCCGGGCTGGGTCGACCATCGCCCCGCGGATCGTGAAGAACCGCTTGATGAAGGACAGGACCAGGATCAACAGGGCGATCGCCTGAACAAGGCGATTGCCGGACTCGGTGAAGTGCAGCCCCAGCACGGAGGAGCCGTAGAGCGCGAAGCCGGCCGCGCACGGCCACACCGCGGCGCGCTCCACCACCCACCACCCCGGCGGACACCCCACCGCGCCGGTGATACCACCGACGAGCCACAGCCCGGCCATCGCATAGAGCAGCCCCTCGCCGAGATCACCGCGGATCGACAGCGGCGGATCGATCAGGGCCAGCACACCGGCGAGCGCGGTGGCGACGTAGATGAAGGTCTGGACGACGGTCACGGAGCGTGGTTCCTGCAGCCCGTACCAGACGCGTAGGTACCACCTCCGCTCCGCGGCGGTGGGTGGGATGTGGGGTACAGCCATGAAGGGCCTCCAATGTGAAGAGCCACCCCGCGGGGTGGCTCGGTGTCGTGTCGTGTGGGCCGTCCTGTGCACACCGGCCGGTAAGGTTTCGCTCATGCAACGCACCCCCCGTTCTGACGCTGCACGCGCCGAGAAGAAGCCCATGCCCCGAAACAAAAAGCTCGCCAACACCGCGATCGTCGGCCTCGGCGCCCTCCTTGTGGCCGGGCTCGGGGTCGCAGCCGTCCAGGACAACCAGGTGCAGGCTCGCAACGCCGCGGCCGTGTCCACGTACTCACCACCGGAGCACACTGTTGCTCCGGCCGCTGAGGGCCCGGACACTGCGTTGTTCATCGGGGACTCATACACCGCAGGCGCAGGCGTGTCCCGTCAAGCTGACCGGTGGTCCACCCGGGTCGCCAGGGCTCAGGGGTGGGACGAAAAGAACCTCGCCGCAGGAGGCACCGGGTACGGGACGTCTGTGGACGCGCCCACGAGCAGGGATGCCTGCGGCAAGGGCTACTGCCCTGACTACGCACAGGCTCTCGAGGGCTACGTCGGCCAAAGCCCCGATGTTGTTGTCGTCGCCGGAGGCCGCAACGACTTCGACATGTCACCCGATGAGTTCGCCGACGCAGTGGACGGGGTGCTCAGCAGTGTTGTGGAGACGTTCCCCAAGGCCACGGTCTACGCCGTGAGCCCGGTGTGGGACGACGACGAGACCCCGGAGGGATTCGACACCCGGGTCGATGCGGTACGGACCGCCGCGGAAAAGGTCGACGCCACCTTCGTAGACATCGGGCAGCCGCTGGAAGGGAAGCCCGACCTTGTCGTGGAGGATGGCGTGCACCCGAACAGGGCAGGGCACGCCGCCCTCGCCGACGCCTTCAAGTCCGCCGTCCGCTCCGCCTGAGTCAGCGAGTCATTATGCGAAAGACATTCCGAGTTGTCACGGTCCTGGGGGTCGGCGTGGTGCTGGCCGTTGGTGGAGCCGCCGGCGGGAAGGTGGTGCTTGGCAACGCCCGAGAGGCAGAGGCATGCGAGGGATTGCAGGCATATCTCCAGGACCCCGGACTGCTCGTGAAATCACCGGATGGGGCGGCGGGCGTTGCAGCCCTTGGCGACTCGTACACCGCCGGGGACGGTCTGGAAGAACGCGGTGACGGCTGGGCCTACCAGGTAGCTGGAACCGTGGCAGGCGTTGGGTCCACAGGCTTCGTCAGCGGCGGGTATTGCGGTGAGCACAGCTACGCCGAGCGCATCGCTGCCGTGCTCGAGACCGGACCAGAGACGCTGATCATTCAGGGTGGGCTCAACGACACTTCAGCCGAGCCCGAGGAGCTTCGGGCCGCGGCAGACGCCCTGCTTGAGGACGCCGCCAGCGTGCCCCGGGTGGTGGTGGTGGGTCCGGTGAACGCCCCGGCACGAGACGGGGAACAAGCCGTGGACGCGGCGCTGTCAGAGGCTGCGCAGACCGCCGGGGCCGACTACGTCTCCGCCCTCGAGTGGGAGTTAGCGTTCCTCCCCGACGACCTGCACCTCACAAAGGATGGCCACGAGGAGTTCGCCGCCCGGGTCGGCAACGCACTGGACTAGGCCAAGCAGCGTCCCAGGAACTCGGCGAAGTCGATGACCGGAGCACTGGCAGTGTGGCCGCCAGTGTCGTGGTGCACCACCGCGGATTCAGTGGCGACACCTGTGATCTTCGTGTGGAACGGGACGGCGTTGGCGGCCTTGGACACGGTCACGTCTGCAGCCGAGGCGTAGATCCGCCACCGGAGGCCCGCGTAGTTCGCGGCGTCGTAGGAGTTCAGCGGGGAGTGTCCGGCAGGGATCTCCGCGAACGACGTGACACCGTAGGCGGCGTTGATGCTGGACTGGAACCCGTTGGCCGTGCCGCCCGGTGAAGCGGTGTAGGCCCAGTTCAGGTCGAGTACCGGGTCGATCAGGTACACGCCCTTGAGCTTCCCCGTGGGCAGGGTCTTCTTCGCGGCGGTCAGCGCGGCGTCAAGCCCGCCCATCGACGCGCCAACGAGGACGACCTTGGAAACGGGCTTGATCGCGTTCATGAGGTTGTACTCGTTGACCACGTCGGTGAGGGACGCGGCGTTGCCCCAGTTGTCACCGTGGGCGCGGGAAGCGGCGACCATGCACCCCTGCTGTATCGCAGCGTGGATCATTGGGTACGCCCAGTAGCCCCGGGGGATCTGCTCGTTGCCGGAGAGTTGGTGGCAGTAGATCACCAGCGGCGCGCCAGCGCCCATAGACTCGGCGGGCGGCAACCAGTACCGCACATTGATGCCGGCGGAGTCGACAGTGTCTACCGGGTGCACCCCGTAACGCTGGCGTCCGATCATGACAGGCCCCATTTCTTGGCGATGTTCTGCGTGATGATGTCCGCCCGCGACGGTGAGACGGGCTGGTTGGCGACGATGACTTCCCCAACGTCCAGGGTCCCCGCGGTGGGAGGAGAACCCTGGCCGGGGCCGATGAACAGGCTGTCCATCGTGTTCGTGCCGACCGCTGCGCCGGAGACCGTGGTCACGAACCCGTCGACGTAAACGGCCGCACCGCCAGAGCCGATAGTGATGATCGCGACATGCCATGCCCCGTCATTGAATGGGGGCCCGTACTTCGAGGAGTCCAAACCCGCGTTCACGTGGAGACTGTTCCCTGCTGCGGCCATCCGGACGTTCACCCCGGTGGAGCCGAACAGCACCGCGTCATTGTTCTGGGCCCAGTTCGCGGAGACCCGGAACACGATAACGAAGGTCAGCGGCAGCGGCCAGCCCGCCATGACACCGAGACCGCCGGACCCGAAAGTGTCCGAGTTGCCCAGGTATGTGGACGGGGTGAACCTGACCGCCTTGTGCCCATTCCGCGCATTGGTCAATAGGGTCGGCTTGGAGGCCAAGGTCCGGTTCAGCGCGAATCCGCCGAATGAGGCCTGCCACGTCGTTACCGTCGCGCCGTTCGATCCGGCGAGCACATCGGCTTCCAAATGTACGAGAGTGCCCGGGACGTCACGCACTGGGTCGAACACCCGCAACGGGACACCACGGTGGTCCTTATCGGCGGCTTTCGCCATGCCGAGGGTCACGACATCCATCAGGCTGCTCCTGTCACGTTGCCGTTGTCGTCATAGCTGAAGGTTCGGGTCACACCGGCACGAGTTTGTGTTGCCACAGTTCCGTCGGAGTTGTACGTGAACGTGGTCGTGACACCGTTCTCAGTTGTCGATGCCACGGTGCCGTCGGAGTTGTACGTGACCGCAAGTTCCGGGTTGGGATCGTGGACAAGCCCGGCGTCCTGTAGCTGATCCCTCGACACGGAGCCGGTCAATCCCATGAAGTCCGTGACGGTGGCTGCGGGAGCAGACACTGGTTCGCCAATCTGACCGTCCGGGACCAGGTCAATGTCGATGGGTCCCGTCTGCCCGACCAGAGGCTGAAAAACCTTCTCGTACCGGTGAGGGACTGCATCCTGGCCGGATCCACCGACGACGGTGAACTTGGCGTGGTAGGCCCAGCCTTTGTCTCGTTCCCCGGATTCGAGAAGGGCGGGGAACTCGTTGCCCGCGGTGTCCCGCCAACCCTCGGCGTTGACGTGGGGGAGCTCGAAGGTGAGCTCCTCTCCGTTTTCCACTCGGAAGGTGCGGGGAGTGGGGTAGAACGGCCACCCTGAGGCGGCGTGCACGACGTGCGGCGTGCCCACGAAGATGGGCGTCACGGTGGCGCTGATGAGCTTGGGGGCGGCACCGAACATGGTCCGGCCGGCGCCAATGGTGATGGTGGCGAGGGAGATGCCGGGTGGGTATGCCATGATCGTGGGTCCTTCTGTCGTGGGGGCCGCCAAGGCCGTTGTCTCAGGGGTTGTGTCCGCCGTCGTGACTGTCATCGTCGTGTCGGTCTGGCGAGCTTCCTCGAAGTAATCAGCCATCCTCGCCGCCCTCCTGCGTCTGGGCCTCCTCGGCCGGCGCCGGGGATGCGAGGCGGATGAGCCCGGCGCGGACCTTCAGGTCGAGAGCCTCGGCGCGCAGCTGCGCGTTCTCCCGCTCCAGGTAGAGCACCTTCGCGGCCAGCTGGTCAGGGGACAGGGGGTCCATGAAGCTCCTAAGCGATTGCGAACCAGTCGAACCGGAAGTCGCCGGTCGAGTTGTTCGTTCCGAGGTTCTTGACGTTGTAGGTGAAGCCCGTGGTCGTGCGGGACCTCAGCGTGATGAGAAGATCGGTCGCGTTCTCGGACTGCGCCTGGCAGAACACTCGCGGCACGCTCGTGAACGGCATAGGGAACGTCACCGTCGCGTTGGAAATGAACCCGCCGGCCGCGATGAACCCGCCGCTCAGGTGCCCCTTCTGAATCGCCCTACTGTTCGAGAGCTTGCCGTTGAGCTGGATGCCGTCCGACGCGTTGTGCAGTGTGATGCCCGTGGCTGTGTTCCCGTCGAAGCCAGCGTTCGGCATGGCATAGAGATTCAGGAATCGGTTCGCCCCGCTGTCGTACCAGAGCGCGCCGTGGGCGTCCTCGGAGCCCACGAAGAAGTCGAGCGCCGAGGTCCCGAACTGTGGGTTCGTGCTCCCGGAGGCCAGCCGTGTCGTGAGCTCCACTCGGGTGCTGGAGGGCGCGGTCTTGAAGTTCCCGGTGATGAGGTTGCTCGCGCCGTTGAGATCCACGGTCAGCTGGTTCTGCGCATTCCACGCCTTGTACCCGGAGCCGGACACCTCGACGATCCCCTGCGGCCCCGCGACGGTCAGCGCCGCCTGCTGCATCAGGTCGTGACCGAGGTCCCCGAGGTTGATCCGGTTCGCGACCAGCGTCGGTGTGACGATGCCCTCGATGACGGTGACCTGGTTGAGGATCGCGTCCTCGGTGACGACCAGCCGCTTGGCCTCCACATCCATCGCCTGCACGACCTTCGCCGCCAGTGTGCCCGGCACATCGATGTCACCGCCGCGGATCTCGACGATGTCCTGGTCCATCGTGGTCAGGCGCAGCTCGGTGGCGTCGAGGGAGGCCTGCGTCTCCTCCACGACCAGGCGGGCGTCCTCCAGCGCCTGGCGAGCGCCGGCGATCTCCGCGTCCCACGCGGCGGCTTTCATGCCGTCGAGGAAGAGCGTGGACCCGTCGGGCAGGGCGTAGGCGGTGCCTTCGCCCTCGTCGGCGACCTTCACCCCGTGCGGGGTGGTGTCGGTCTTGAGGGCGGAGCGGACGAGGCGCTTGAGGGAGCTCTCGACGGCGAGCGCTGCGGCGGCGTCTGCGCCGGTGGTGACCGGTGGGGGTGGGGTGAGGGTGCGGCGTTCTACCACTGGCGTCTCCTCTGGTGGGTCAGAAGCTTTCCTCTTGCATTTCGACGGTCACGGTCTCGGTGAGGGAGCCGGAGGCCCTGATGATGCGCATGAGGTAGGTGCCGGCGGGGATGTTGAGCCAGTCGGGTCCGAGGGTGACGTAGCCGGCGTCGCCGACGTGCCACCTGCCGAGGGGGTTCTTCGTGGAGTCGGCGCGGACGGTGATGCTGACCTGGTCGGTGGCGACCCGGTGGGCTTTGAGATGGCCGGCGGCCTTCTCGGCGAGCGGGGCGATGCGGTTCTGGCTGGTGTCGGAGATGACGGACTCGAGGAAGGGCCGGCCGTCTTGGACGGCGGCGAGGTCCTCGGCTTTGGCGATGACGGTGCCGGCTCCTTGGCCGGAGCCGGTGGCCCAGACGCGGTCGGTGATCTGGGAGGAGTCGGCGTTGACGGTGACGTCGGCGACGTCGGACTCGGCGGGGGTGGTGTCCCAGTCCGGGGCCCAGTCCTGGGCGATGGTGGGCTGGACGGTGGTGCCGTGGACGAGGACCCACTCGAAACGGGTGCGGTTCTCGTCGGCCCACCGGGGGCGGAGCATCACGTCGGGTCCGTCGAGGACGGCGGCGAGCTCATCGAGGCGCTGGTCTACCGCGTTGTTCGCCAAGTCCCAGGAGCTGTAGGCCCGCTCCTGGGCACCGGTCTCGGCCGGCACGCCGTGGACGATGGGCAGCCGCCCGTTGGGCTTGGCCATGCCGTGCTGGATCAGCTCCCACATGATCTGCCCGTAGGAGGTGTTCCGGAACGTGAGATCGTCCTCGACAAAGCGCCGCTCGAACATCTTGCGCATGCCCGACCAGGAGAACGTCGCGTTCTTCCGGTCTTCCGTGGGCCACCCGGTGATGGGGCCGCCGACCCAGGGGTGTTCGTTGCCGTCGGCGTCGACGTAGCAGAGCACCAGGCACGCCCACCACGGGCCGAACTGAGTGCGGGCGAGTCCGGCCAGGTCGGCCTTCTTGACCACGCAGGTGCCGCCGCCGGTGCCGTTGAGCTCGTCCGACCAGGCGAAGGACACCGGGTCCAGGGTCCGGCCAGCGGCGCCGGTGATGGTCTCGGCCAGGTACACGCGCCAGCTCACCAGTGGATCACTCCTCGGTCGTAGAGCCGGAAGTCATCGCCCGGGAACTTGTCTGCCCCGCCGTAGCGGACCGCCCAGCGGCCGGACTGGCCGGCGGGCACGAAGCGCTGCTGCACCGTGTAGTGCACGGTGTGCTCGCCCTCGGTGGCGGCCAGGACAGCGGTGAAGACCTTGGTCTCCCAGAACCGGTCGAAGCGCCGCTCGAAGGACACGAACGGGTTGTTGTCCACGTAGATCGTGTAGAGCACCGACCCGTACTCGTCGAGGGTCGCCCCGTTCGAGGCGGAGGCCGAGACGCAGGAGGCCAGGCGGATGTCGACGTCACGGTCCGTGGGCACGTAGAACCGGCCCGCGCCCCGGGTGAACACCCCGGTGGTGCGCGGGGTCGAGTCCTTCTCCACGTGCAGGTGCAACCGGCCCAGGGTGGAGCCGACCGGGCGGGCGAACTTCCGGTTGGCCACCGAGGTGGTCGCCGTGGTCGCCGTCGCCCCGGCTGGCACGACCCGCTGGTCCAGCAGCACGGAGTTCGCCGGCAGCGCCCCGGAGGTCACACCGACGAACGCGGTGTTGTCCGGGTTCCCCTGGGTGGGGAAGAGCTGGCGCACGTAGATCAGGTCCGTGCGCGTGCCCGTCGCCGGGGCCGCGGCCGCCGGAAGCGTGGTCGCCACGACCGGGATCGTGATCGCCATGTCCGTGCCCGTGGACAGGACCACCGCACCGGCCGTGACCCGGTACTCCATGGTCGCGGTGCCGGACACGTCGCAGCCGTCGATGATGCCATCGGTGTTGTACTCCGCGGCGATAATCCGCTGCATGTCCTCCGGGGTCGTCCCGACCGGGCCCTCGGGGGTGACGACGTGGGGGACTCCCAGTCCTGTGGCCATGGTGTTGTCCTCCTAGAGGTAGGTGTCTGCGGTGTGGACATCGATCCACCCGGCGCCCTGCTGGGCCGATGAGGCGCGCGGGGCGATCACCGCCCCGGGGTCGATGCCGAACCAGCCCCGGCGGGTGGCCGCGTGCGTCATGTCGTTGCCGCCCACGCTGATCGAGCCGCTGGCCATGTCCACCACGGCCGGGGACTGCGAGAAGATCGGGGCCCGGTACTCCACGACGTCGCGCCCGTTGGTGAGGGTGAAGCCCGACGGCCAGGTCCCGCGGACCAGGAACCGGGGCCACGCCTTGACGTTGCCCCGGTTCTCGATCGTCAGCATCGATCCGGCCGCGGTGTCCCCGAAGTCCATGACCCCGTTGCCGAACAGCGGCCAGACCAGGCCCACACCGGTGCCGGCCGGGAAGAGCTGCTGCACCCGCTCCGGCCCGTGCAGGAATGGTGACGGGGCCAGCAGCGGGATCTGCACGTCCAGGGTGTCGACGCCGCGGCGGGCGATCCCGACCTCCCCGTCCAGGCGCACCTGACAGGAGAGCTCGTGCGTTCCGGTGTCCACCGTGAGGGTGGCTAGCTGGCCGTCCCACAGCAGACCCGACAGCGCCCGCTCGAGCACCGTGCGCATCCGCACCCCGGAGTACTTCGCCTGCACCGAGATGGTCATGGCGCGGCCGGTGCGCTCCGTGGGCTCGGGGAACAGGCCGTGGCCCATGCGCTGGTCCGCGGCGCCCGTCACCCCGACCCCGCCGTACCACCCGGCCACGTCCATCAGATGCAGCCGCGGGTACTCGGCTGGCTCGCGGGTGCTGAACCTCGCCGTGTAGCCGTCAGCTGAGGTCAGCGTCGCGGTCCAGGCCATGCGTCACACCCACTTTCCGAGCTCGAAGGCCAGCGCCTCACCGGCACGGCGACCGACCCGCGAGGGGTCCTCGCCCTCGCGCGCCGGCACGGTCAGGTTTATCGGCGGCAGCCCCGCCCCACCGAGCCGCCCATCCCGTTCAGGAGCGACCGGACTCGGCGGGGCGACCATGGCCGCCATGGACCTCTGCACCGCCTTGACCCGGTGGTCAAGACCCAGGACCATGCCGTCCCCGGTCTGCTCACCGATGCGCATGAACACGCGCGAGGGGGAGTGGATCCCGAGGTAGGTGCGGACCTTCTTCGTCAGACGGTCGGCCAGGGTCTTCGACGCCCGGTCCACCGCCGCCAGCTGCGACTCGATGCCCTTCACCAGCCCGCGAGCCGCGTCCACCCCGACCCCGTACATCTGATCGGCGACCGTGCCAGCCGTCTTGGCCGACTCGGACTGGATCGCCGTGTACGTCTTCGACAGCTCCTTGAGCTGCGAGCGCGGGCCCTTGAGCAGCTGCTCAGCGACCAGCGACCCCTTCTCCCCGCCCAGTTGCGCGATCTCGTCGATCAGGCCCTTGGGCACCCCCAGCTTCCCGAGCTGGGAGATCTGCGAGCGCAGGGTGCGGATCTGGGCGAGTGCGTCCTGGGCGGATTGTGTGATCCGTTCCAGGCCGATCTCGCCGTTGGCCGCGGCCGAGAGGCTGAAGCCTCCGGCGAGGGTCTCGGCCAGGGAGTCGCGGTACTTGTTCCGGTCCTTGAGGACGTCGTCGAGCTTCTTCTGTGAGGCCTTGAGCCGGTCGGTGAGCTTGTCCCGCTGGGCCGCGTAGCGCTCGAGGATCCCGAGCTCGGTGGCGACGTGGGAGCGCAGGAAGTTGTTGGCTCCCTGCTCCCGCGAAACACCGACGATGCGCTGGAACTGCTTGGCGTCCGGGAAGGTCTTCTTGTACTGCTGATGGATGGCCTTGGCCATGTCACCAGCGGCCTTCTCCGCCTTCGACTGGGACCCGGTCAGACCCTTCACGAGACCGGCAACCGTGTAGTTACCGATCTTCATGAACACCCGGGACGGGGACTTGATCCCCAGGGCGCTCTTTGCGGCGTCCACGGCGCCCTGCACCACCGAGCGCGCCCGGTCGGCTACGGAGCCCGCCATGGACACGATGCCGTCGATCAGTCCCTGCACGAGGTTCGTGCCCACCGAGACCATCTGCCCGACGAAACCGGAGACGGCAGCAACGGCGTTGGAGCCCATGGCCTGGAACTGAGAGACGACGTTGCTCGCCCCGGAGACCACGGCGGAGACCAGCGCGGACATCGCCGAGACGACGAGCGAGGTGACCGCCGACCACGCCGCGGAGGCCGCCGCTTGGAGCGCGGCCATCCCGGAGGACCATGCCGACTGCACAGAGGCGATCCCGGAGGCCACGAAACTGACCACCGAGGCGAGCGCGGAGGAAACCGCGGACACGACCGTGGACCACCCGGCGGACCAGGCGCTCACGATCGAGGACAGGACGGAGACGATCGTCGAGGCCACTGCGGCGACTTGGCCGGAGACGATCGAGGACATCTGGGACCAAGCCTGCGAGAGCGAATCTCGCACCGCCGCCCAGGCGCCGGACCAGTTGCCCTGCAGCAGGAGAAGGAACCCCTGCAGCAAACCGGTGATGATTGTCAGGGCTCCGGTGATCACGGCCGCGGCGCCGTTGAAGGCGCCCTCGACCGCCGGCAGCAGCAGCTGCAGGGCGGGCACCAGCACCGACATCAGCATCGTCGCGAGCTGGAGCAGAATCTGCGCGGCTACGGTGATCACCGGCACGATCGCCTGGAACACGGCGACGAGTGCGGGCATCACCGCGGCAGTGAGCTGCTGGAAGATCGGCATCAGGGCGGTGCCGACCGTGGTCGCCAGCTCCCACAGGGTGGTGCCCAGGGTGGCCAGCTGCTCGCGTAGCGGGGCCGAGGACGCCACGGCCGCGACGAACGCGGCCGCGACGAACGCGGCCGCGAGCAGACCCCAAGGGCCCAGCAGCAGCCGGACCGCGGTTCCGAGCACCGTCATGACGGTGGACAGTGCCGTGGCCGCGGCACCGCCGGCGGCGAAGGACCCGGCGACCGCGGTGATGACGGGGGCGATCGTGGCCAGTGTCCCCAGCAGGGACACGACCAGCGGCACCATGGCCGCCACCGCCGCCCCGACGACGACCAGCACGGCCGACAGCCCGGGGAACTGGGTCGCGAAGGCCTGCACCGCGTTGGCCGCGGCCACCAGGATCGGTGCGAGCGCCTGCACCACGGAGATCAGGGCGGAGCCCAGGACCGGGATGATCGGCTGAACCGCGGCCAGCAGGGAAATGAAGACCGGTGCGAGCGCCTGGAGCGCTGCACCGAGCACGGGCCCGATGGTGGCGGCCAGTGACCCGAGCACGGACAGCAGGGAACCGACAGCGGCACCGAGAGCCGGGAAGGCCGGCTGCAGCGCGCGGATCCCGGCGAGGATCCCGGCGAACATGGCCGTCGCCCCAGACTGCAGGGCCGGGGAGGACAGGGCGGTGCCGAGCCCCTCGAGGAGGGCCGAGGCGGCCTGCCCGGCGAGCACCATGATGGTGGCCAGGGCCGGGGCCAGAGAGATGAACGCGTCGCCCAGGGCGGAGACCCCGGGGGCGAGCGCGGCCATGGCGGCGTGCGCTCCGGCGAAGACGGTGGTGAGCGCGCCCTGCCAGACGGGTCCGTTGATCGCGGCGTTGACGCGGGCGAGGCCGTCGGCCAGCGCCCCGAGGGACGCCCCGCCGGCGTTGGCTGCCGCGCGGGAGAGCCCGGCGAGGATGCCGGAGGCGTTGGCGATGACCCGGCCGAGGTCCTGCAGGTTGGTGATGCCGTCGCGGATCCAGCGGTGCAGGGACCCGTCGCCGGCGGCGGTCTGGATGAAGGTGTCGAACCGCTCGGTGATCTGGTTGAACCAGGACGCGAGGGCCGGCAGGTAGGAGGCCCCGGCGGTGCCGAGGGTCATCAGGGCGGTGGTCAGGTAGGAAGCGCCCTCACCGGCGATGTCCACGGACTCACGCAGGTACTCGAGCTGGGCGCCCAGCTGACCCCGACCAAGGGGGGTATTCAGGGTGTTGGCGATGGCCGCGCCCATGACGCCGAACTCGTGGGAGATCGCGGTGAGCTTGTCCTGCAGGATCGGCAGGACGCTGTTGGCCAGGTCACGGATCGGCTGGGCCGCCCGGGCCCAGAAAGCGGTGCTGATGGAGTCCTGCAGCGCCGAGAACCCCGGGCCGAGATCGCCCAGGACGTCCTTGACGTCTACGAGCGCGGCGATGAGCACACCGGTGCCGACAGCGAAGCCGGCCAGGATGCCGGGCAGGGCCAGGGCGGCGGGGATGATCGCGGCCAGAGACCCACCCAGGGCCACGAGGTTCGAGACTCCGGCCAGCGCGGTGGCCGACAGGGTGGCGATGGCGAGGGTGAGCCCAGCCACCGAGGGCAGGGACCGGTCGAGATTGGTCACCAGGTTGCGCACGGAGGACCCGAGGTCGCCCAGCACCCGGGCGCCGGACAGACCCGCGAGGGCGCCGGCGGTGGCCGCGAAGGAGGACCCCTCGAGGCGGGTGCGGATGGTGACCAGTCGGTCACGGGTCAGGGCCGCGATCCTGGCCGCGGCCAGCGCGGCGTCCACGTTCACAGGGAGGTGGATGTCCCGCTTCTCCGCCTCGTCGGCGAGGTCCTCCAGACGCTGCTTCGCGGCGGCGGTCTCGGCGTCGACGCGGATCTTGGCGGCCCGGTCCTCGACGTCGGAGACCATCTTGGCGATCTTGGCGCGGAACGCGGCGGCTTTCTCCGGCTCCACCGGGATCTCGGCCTTGACCTGGTCCTGGATGCGATCGACCTGGGCGGCGATCTCGGAGCGGAGGCGCTCACCCTCGACGGTGGCGGGGATGAGCGCCTCGACCCCGGAGACGGCCTTGCGGACGTCGGAGCTGATCCGGGAGCGGAAGGCCTTGTCCATCTCGGAGACCACCGGCACCTGCACGGGGTTCCGGCGGGCGCTCTCCTGGGCCTTCTCGGTGGCACGCCGGGCGCCGGCGAGCAGACCGTCGTCGTCGAGCACAGCGCGCAGGGTGACGCGGGCGGACTTCTCCACGGCCTTGACGGTGCGCTCGACGTCGCGGGCGAGGTCCTTGCCGTCGAGGACGGCCTTGACCTGGATCCGCGCCCGCTTCTCGATGCCCTTGAGCTTCTCGAGCAGATCGCGACGGAAGTTCGTCGTGTCCGGCAGCGCCCTGACGCCGAGGCGTCCGACCTCCTTGGCCTCCATCGGATGCGGTCTCCTTCGCTACTCGATGCCCGAGAAGTCGAAGTCCTCGAGGTCCGTGGCTTGCTTCACCGTGGTGGAGGGCCGGTAGGCGGGCACGAGGGGCCGGGGCCGCTTCCTGGAGCCCTGGACGGCCATCATGTTGTGCAGTCCCTGCAGGCGGTCGTCGACGTTCTGCAGGGCGTACTCCAGGGCGTCCCACCCGAAGTACTCGGGGCCGCCCTGCTGCTTGGCCCGCCACAGGGAGCGGGCCTCGTGGGGAATGCGCTCCAGCAGTGCCTGGAGGCGCAGGACCCCGTCGCTGTGGTCCTGACGCAGCGCCCCGTAGGGGTCGAAGCCGTACAGGGCCGTCAGATCAGCGACGAGGTCCGGCTCCTCGTCCAGGTACTTCCGGAGCGCTAGCCTTCCCCCATCTCGCCCACGTAGGCCATGACGAGGTCCAGCGCCCGGTTCATCGCCCCGGCGCCGGAGACAAACTCCACGAACTCCTCGTGGCAGCCCTCGGCGGTGAAGTGATCGGCCACGTGCTTGACGACGCCGCCCAGCTTCGGCAGCAGCTTCGGGTCGAGGTTGCTGGCGTCGATCTCCTCGACGCCGGAGGCCGAGCGGGCGTCGCCGAGGGCCTCGAGCAAGTAGGCCTGCAGGTCGAGCTGGTCCCACACCGGGACCTTCGACAGCGGCTTGAGCAGCTGCGCGCCCTCGAACTCCTCCAAGCGCTTCTGCTTGGTCTCGACGGAGTCCTTGTGGTCGGTGGGGGTGCGAGCGCCGGCCTTGGCCGCGGCCGCCTTGGTGGTGGTGTTCGTGGGCATGGTGTGAGCCTCCAAATCTGGGGTGTGTGAGCCGGTGAAAGGTGAGCAGGCCGTGCGGGGCGTGGGGCTCACGCCACGCCCCGCACGGGGTCAGAGGGCCCCGGTCAGGGGGTGACGGGGGCGGCGTAGGTGCGGGTGCCGAACCAGCGGAACCGCTTGCCGGTGACGTTGGAGGAGAGGACCTGTCCGAGCAGGTTGAACTCGAAGAAGTTCTCCACGTCGATGGTGGGAGCGTCGCCCACGGACAGGGACACGCGCGGGCAGAAGAAGGACAGGCGCTTGAGGCCCTGGACCATGATCACCTGCACGGACTTCTCGACGGAGCCGATGTCGCCGACGTCGTAGGACTCGGTGACCGGGTCCCACTCACCGCCGGGGAAGACGAGCTCGAAGGTGGCCTGGTCGGCCTGCAGCGCGTTGACGCCGAGGGTCCAGGCAGTGGCCTCGGTGGAGGTGTCGGCGGCCTCGACCTCCCAGGTGCCGACCTGGGTGACGTCGCCGCCCTCCTTCTCCAGGGCCACGGTGTTCTCCCGCGAGGTGTGCCCGAGGGTGAGCAGGGTGCCGTAGGTGGCCGGGACGCCGATGAGGAACTGGCCCGGGTCGATGGGATCGGCATCGGGCTCGCCCACGAGGACGTTGCCACGGCCGGGGATGATGATCTTGCCGGCGTCGAGCGCCATGATGTACCTCCAGAAGTGAGAGACGGCCCCGGGGTGGGGCCGGATTGGTGGGGTGCGGACGAGGTGGTCAGTCCGCGATGACCAGGCGGTAGGTGGCGTCGTACTGGTGGACGTGCTCCGCTGGATCGGTGGAGGTCGGCGCCCGTGTCGGGAGCGAGACGACGTCCGTGTGGGCGATGCGCCCGGGGCCTGGGTCCAGGTGGCCGTTGGCCGGTGCTGCGTCCAGGCCGTCGTGCACGTCCCAGGCGAGCTCGGAGGCACCGCTGTTCGTGTCGGCCACGACGGAGACGGGCACGGTCCAGATCTGCCCGTGTGCGGCGTCGCCGTTGTCCGGCCGCGCCCCGTTGAGTGCGGTGAAGACGATGTAGGGCTTGCGCATGGCGCGCTTGGCGTTCGGGGTGGACGTCACGTAGGTGCCGGCCGGGGCGGCCGCGGTGAGGGCGCGCTGGATGACGGCGTTGATGCGCAGTGCCACGCTCAGCCTCCGTGTGCCTTGTGGAAGGGGAAGTTGCCAGCGACGAAGGTTCCGTCGTCTGACTCGTATCCGTGTTCGATGATCACCGCTGCTGGGTCGTCGGAGTAGATGAGCCGGTCGGTGACGCCTGAGCGTCCGGGAACCTTTTTCACCTTGATGGAGTCTCGAAAGGCTCCAGTGCGCACAGGTGCTAGCCGCTTTACTTCGTCGCGGAATGCCTCGGCGACGTCGTCCAGGGCGGCGGAGTCACCGACCATGCGGGCGACGATCACGCCGACGTCGCGGTCGACCTCGGCCATCAGGACCCCCTCGGGTGGTTCGCCGTGATGATCACGACGTCGTGGGCGGTGCGGGGGGACATGCGGTGCCGTTGCGGTTCCCCGTGCTGGTCCCAGTCCCGCCCGTCGTAGGCCACCAGGGAGAGGTGATCGCCCGGCCAGTCCCGGGCGGTGATCCGGTACGTCTCGCGGGCCGTGATCCCGTAGGCCTCGGCCTCGACGGTGCTGATGGGCTTGACGTTGCACCGCACCGGGATCGGATCTCCCACCGGTGCGAGGTTCTCGATGCCCTCGTCGTCCTGGACGCTCTCGCGCAGCTGCACCGTGACGGTGTGGCGCGGCCGGGTCAGCAGGCTCATACCGGCCACCCGAAGGGCCGGGAGGCCTTCACCCGGGCGGTGCCGACGAAGCCGTCCGTGGCGGCCTTGCATCCGATGCGCCGGAGGTCCTTGTCAGGAAACCAGATGTCGCCGGAGGCCGTGAGGGGGTTCTTCGTGTAGGAGTACCCGGACTCGGACTCGGACTTCATGGTTGGGTCCTCGTCGCGGACCACGCGCAGCACGGCGTCGACGACGACATCCTGCACCAGCAGAGCGTCGACCGACTTCTCCGCCAGTCGGCGCAGGAGCGTGGGGCAGTCACCGATCAGGGCCCTGACGGCCTTGTCGATCTGCTCCGTGAGCCACCTGACGGTGGTCTCGTCCTCCCGGTCGATCTCACCCTCGTAGGCGTTGGCGACGGCGTCAATGTCGATGCGTAGGGCGTTGGCCACTGCTCTCACCTCCGGGTGCGACCGGTGCCCGGCCCCGCGTGGGGGCCGGGCACCGGGTTACTTCTTGGCCGTGGTGCTCTTGGCGGTGCCACCCTCGGGCGGCTGGGGCGGGTCCTGGGTCCCGCCGTCCTGCTCGCCGTCGCCGCCCTCGGGGACCGTGGCGGTCTCCTCCGGCTTCGGCTGGTCGAGGACGGCCGGGTTGCTGATGGCCTGCGCGGCCCAGGCCGGGGCGGTGGAGCCCTTCGCGAGGAACTCCACCTCGCCGGTCCTGGGGTTGCGGGCGAGGGTGCTCTCCTTGATCTTCGCCATGGTCGATCAGAGCACCTTCGCGGCGAACGACAGGTTCGCGTTGGCCAGGATCGGCAGGCCGATCGCATCGGAGATGACCTCGGCGATCATCGGCGGCTTCGGGTTGCGCCACACACCGGCGACGACGCCCGGCTGCTCGGCGTCCTCGATGCCCCACTCGGCATCGGTGGAGGTCAGCGTCTGACCCCACACGGTGGAGCCCAGCGGGTTGGTGCCGGCCTCGTCCGTGGTCTCGCCCGGCTCCGGCAGCAGCAGGAGCTGGTCGTTGGGCAGCACCCGGCGGGCGACCCCGTCCACGGCGACCTGGCGGTCGTACTTCACCAGCGGCGGCAGGCCGGCAGCGTCGACGATGTTGTTGACCTCCGTGGCGGTGGCGTTGCGAGCGCCACCGTTGAGGAGCTGGGTCTGGAACTCGTTGCCGGAGGCGAAGGCGCGGAACACCCGGGTGGAGACCAGGATGGATCCCGGCGGCTGGCCGTTGGCGACGGTGTAGGCGTCGACCCAGTCCTGCAGCTGGTCCAGGCGCGAGGTGGTAGGGGTGGCCCACAGCTCGGCGGCGGTGATCGAGTGGGACGCCGAGCGCGCGAAGTCGTCCTCGGTCTTGAAGTTGTCCTGGTCGATCGTGGCCTTGCCGGTGGCGAGCACGATGCCGCGCATGAGCTCGATGGCGTTGGCCACGGCCATGACGACCTGGTCGGTGGTGCCCTGGATGCTGTTGAGCATCGCCTCGTCGGAGGCGTTGCGCTCACGCAGCTGCTTGTACTCGGACACGGGGATGTTCTGTCCCAGTGCGGGCAGCTCGATGGTGTAGCGGCGGCCGTGCTTCTGCCGGCCGGTCTCGGGCTCGGCGTCGTACGCGCGGAACTTCGCCGCGTCGACGAGGCCGTGGGCTCCCTGCATGACACGGACCACGGAGTCCATGACGGTGCGGTTGGGAAGCCAGCGGGCGAGCGTGCCGTTGCGGCGCTCGTACTCCTCTAGGGAGGCGCGTGCGTACCCGGTCAGCGTCGCCGGGTCGATGATGTCGGTCCAAAGGGCCATGATCTAGTCCCTCCCTTCTCAGAGGTAGACGATGTTGGTGTTCGGCTGGGACGCCGGGGCGGCGAAGCCAGCCAGGGGGACGCGGGCGGTCTTGACCCGGCCGTGGTCCAGCAGCGGCGCCGGGAGGTTCCCGGTGCCGACGACGGCCTGGTCGGTGAAGATGTGCCCGGCGATGTTCTGGGACCCGTCGGCGCCGGCGGCGTTGTAGGGGACCAGCAGGCCGTTGACCTTGGCCACGGGGAACCCGGAGGGGATGTACCCGTCGGGGTAGTGGGTGCCGGCGGTGAACGCGGAGACGTTGATCGTCTCGGTGCGGCAGTTGGCGATCCCGTGGGCGGAACCGAGCCAGGACTGGTCGCCACCGCCGAAGGACTCGCTACGGAGCTTGGGCATGATGACTCCTTTCAGGAGTTCTTGGGGCCACGGCGGGCGGCGTGGAGTTCGCGCCCGGCGGCCACAGAGGAAGCGCCCGCGGGACGGTTGTAGCCCTGGAAGGACTGCCGCTGCGGGGCGGGATTGGTGCTGGGAAGCAGAGTGGCCTTGGCCTGGACGCGGGCCGTGTCCACGGACCCGTCGTCCTTGAGGTACTTGGACAGGTCCAGGTCCTCGAGGAAGGAGTTGAGCTTGTCCTCCTCCACCCCCGGGGCGGCCGCGCGGAACTCGGCGCGCACCAGCTGCGGGGCCAGCGCGAGGCGGGCCTGGGCCTCGCCGTCACGGCGGGCCTGCTCGACGGCGTCCTGTCGGGCGCGTTCGTCGGCCGGCAGCTGCTGGCGCTGGAGCTCGTCGAACTGGCGGGCCTTCTCGGCGAGCGTGTCGTAGTCGGCGCGGGACTTGACCGTGTTCTCGTGCTTGCGGGCCTGGTGCTTCCAGTAGGCCTCGCGCTGCTCGACGTTCATCTGCTCCAGCGGGGTGTTCGCGGGATAGCCCCTGTCGGGCTCCTGCTGGCCGGTCTGGCCGCCCTGCTGCTGGCCCGTCTGCCCGCCCTGCTGGCCGCTCTGCTGGTCGTCCTGGGCCGGGGGCGTGGTGCCCTGGCCCTGCGGGGCGCCCTGCTGAGCCTGGCTGTTCTGCTGTCCCACGGTGTTCTCCTTGTCAGGTGAGTCGTTGCCCACGTCGGGCGTGATCGTGGTGTCGCCGTCGTGGGGTGAGTAGGTCTCCCACCACCGGGTGATCGGCTCCACCAGGTCTGTCGTCCCGTCGCGCTCTTGGGCGCGGCGGGTGGCTTCTTCGGCCGGGGTCGCCAGCACGATGACCTCGTCGGCGCCCACACGCGCCGCGTGGTCGTGCCGGGCGGCCGCGTCGGCGAGGGTGCGGATGATCCACACGTCTCCGCGCTGGTAGTCCCGGGCGGTGCGCTCCATCAGCGAGCGCACCGAGGCGGCGGTCTCACGGTCGGAGTAGCGGGTGCGTATCTCGTCCAGGTCCACGACCAGGTCCTCGGGCCCGGCGTGGTCGGCGACGTAGGTGGACTTCCCGGCTCCGGGGGGCCCGCAGACGGTGCGGATGGTCATGCCGCCGTCCTCCTGCTCAGCGCCTCGATCTCCCGCTGGTAGCGGCCGATCCTGTTCTTCGCCGTGGACACGACCCAGTAGCCGCGCGAGCGGCGGTCGGTGACGTCCTCGTCGAGGGTGTCGGCCCAGGCGATGGACTTCTCGGCGGCGGCGATCTTCCGCTCGAGCTCCTCGATCCGCTCGGACGGGTCGGAGCGCACCGGGGTCTCCTTGGCCTTGCGGATCGAGGCGCGGCGGGCGGCCGTCATACGCGGGCTGTCCTCGGTGAGCTCGGTCGTGCCGTCCTCGCGCATGACTGCGCCCAGCTCTCCGTGCTCGTCGATGACGACGCGCACGTGCGAGAGGTCCTGCCGGCCGGTGGACCCGGCGGCCCCGTAGAGGCGGTTCAGGTCGGCCTCGTTGAGGGTGAGGCCAGGGTCGCCGGCGGCGGTGATGGGCAGGACCGTGCACTGGCAGCCGGTGTGGACGGGCATGAGGTCTTCGACGCTGTAGATCCGGGAGGCGGCCGCCGCGCAGAGACCGCAGGTGCCGGTTTTGGACCGCTCCGGGTGGATGATGCGGCGGTAGCCCTTCACCTCGGAGCGGCGCCTGGCCGGGGGCTTGCGCTGCTCCGTGCGCTTCTCCCGCGGGGAGGGCGGGGTTCGGATGACCTCGTGCTCTTGGTCGCGCTGGGTGAGCATCATGTCCGTCTGCGCCAGCTTCTCGACCCGCTGCAGCGCCCGGGCGCGGGCGGCGCCCTCGGGGACGTTCAGGGCCCGGGCCCGGCGGTACTGCTCCACGGGCCGCTCGTACACGTCCTCGACGTCGACGCCGTGGCGGGCGTACTGGAAGCCGAGGATCTCGTGGTCGATGTCGTCCTCCGGGAAGATGGCGTCCATCTCCTGGTAGACCTGGCGCATGTAGGCGGTGGTCTGCTTCCGGACCTCGGCCTGGGTGGTCTCCACCAGGGAGGCCGAGGCGCGGGCCTGGGTGCGCACCAGCTCCCCGTCGTACCAGCCGTCGAAGTCACTCCACAGGGAGCGCAGCTGGTCGATGAGCACGCCGGTCAGCTTGGCGGTGATCGCCGCCTGGGCGTCCACGAGCTTGGTGAGCACGCGCAGATCAGCCATCGGTGTCCTCCACCTCCGAGGCTCCGGCGACTACGGCGAGCATCGCGTCCTCGGATCGCTGGACTTCGGCAGCGGCGATCTCCTCCGGGGTCAGCTCGAGGAACTTCTCCATGCGGGTCTTCCACGGCACCCCGGCCGCCTTGGCTGTCCGGCCGGACTCAGCCCGCTCGGTCAGTGAGGACCGGCGCGGGTTGGCCCAGATCAGGCGCATGCCCGCCAGATCCGCCCGGTCCGTCTCGCCTTGCAACTGCAGGGCGTAGCTGATCAGCGAGCGCATCCGTCCGTCGATGTGCTTGATCGTGGACTCGACGTCGAAGACGATGCCTTCGCGCTTGAGGTCGGACCCGGCGGCGGACTCGTTGGCGGAATCGGGGGCGAGCATGTCCAGCGGGGTGTTGGACGTCGCGGCCAGGTACTTCAGGTCGTCCGCAACGGCCTTGAGCACCGGGGTGAAGTCGGCCTGACTGGACTCCCACAGGGTGGCGGCCTTGGGCAGGATCCATACGGCGCCCGGGTCGGCCTCGAAGATGTCGTCGTAGTCGATCTCTTCGCCGTCGTCGTCATGGCGGGGAGCGCCGTTCACGGCGCGCTGCCGGAACGCCTGGAGCGCGATGAGGATCATCCGTTGGAGGATCGTGTGGTTGATCCGCTCCATCGTTGGGATCTGCTTCTCGAAGGCCGCCATGCCGGAGCGGTTGGGGAACTCGAAGATGGGCACCTGGTCGGTGGCGGTGGGAGTACGTTCGTCCTCGATGACCCAGCTGACCGGGCGCAGCTGCCAACGCTTCGTGCCCGGCTTGGGCAGGATCGTGGAGCCCACGTGGCGGGCGACGCGGGTGTAGCCGGGGCGGAAGAGCACCACCACGTCGACGTCGTTGACGTCGTCGCGCATGATCTTCAGCGCCGCCAGCGGGCGGGTGGGGTCGGCTGGGTTGGGCTCGACGATGACCTGGGCGGGATGCTCGGCGGTGATCAGCGCCCCGGAGGTCGGGTCGCCGGGGATCCGGTAGTCGACCATCGCGTAGGACACCGACAGCGAGTACATCCACTCGAGGATCTCGGCGAACTTCGCCGGCATGTCGTTGACGTTGAACAGCCGGTTGACGACGTCGTCGCCGTTGGCGCTGTCGTCTACGGCGGTCATGCACGCCAGGGGCATGGTGCGGTGCAGCCGGGCGTTGACGATGATCTCCGCCGGGTTCAGGTTCGCGATGCGCTGGAGCCGGTCGAAGTTGCCGCCCTTGTCCGGGTAGGGCTTCGGGGGCTTGCCCTCGTACCAGGCCTGGTTCGTGTCGATGCGGGGGAGGCGGTCGCCGAGCTTCTTGGCCAGCCGCAGCATCCACCACTCGTCCGAGCCGCGCTCGATCGTGCCGGCGTTGGGGAACCGGGAGTGTCCCTCGAGCACTGGTGACCGCCTCCTTCCGTCATCGTCTGAACTTGCGTCGGGTCTTCGTGGCGGAGCCGCCGACCTTGAACGGTACGAACGTCTCCTCGGGCTCCTCCTCGGGAGCGTTGAGGAACGCCGCGCGCGCCTCGAAGGCGAGCGCGGCGGCGACGGCCGCGTCGATCTTGCGCACGCTGTTCTTGCCCTCTTTGCCGATCACGATGCCGCCGCGGCGGGACCATCGGCGGGCGTTGATCAGGTGGCGCACGAGCACCGGGTTGGCCGAGATGCGGATGCCGGCGGTGGAGATCTGCAGGTGCAGCCGCTCCAAGGCCAGGGCCATCTTCGTGTCGAGCTTCGTCCACCACTTGATCGCGGACTGGGCGCCGGCCTTGGCGCGCAGGTGCTCGCCGAACTCCCGTTCCCAGGCCTCGATGCGGTCCAGCCAGTGCGGCGGGTCCGCGAAGAAGGCCACGACCTCGTACTCGGTGAACATCCGGTGCACCGCGGCGTCGAAGGCGAGCTCGTCCACCCGCCAGTCGGCGGCCTCCGGGCCGTCGGGGCACTCCTGGATGAGGACCTCGAAGAGGTACCCGTCGGAGATCCGGCAGCCGACCAGCGCGGTGGCGTCGTCGGTCTGGGCGCCGTCGAAGCCCAGGGCGATCCGCTCCCCGGGTTCGAGCTCGTCGAGCCCGACCACCGGCATGTCGGTGGTGACCTCGGCGACCTCGGCCGGGGTGACCCAAGCGTTGGACGCCTCGGAGAGGCCGTTGAGGTAGTAGCGCCGGGCCGCGGCCGGGGAGTGTCTGGGGTCGAAGATCTTGTCCACGACGCCCTCGACGCTGTTCCAGTCCATGGCCTCGCCGTAGGACTCGACGATCGCCTCCACGAGCGCGTCCTCGTCGGAGAGGTCCTTCAGGTCCGACCAGCGGTGGTCGTAGAGCAGGCGCAGCCGCCCGCGCACCTTGGGGCGCCCGCCGGCGGCGAGCGCGGTGATGGACTCCTCGATGAGGTGGGCGTACTTGTAGGTGGCCTCGGCGATGGATTCCTCACCGGGCAGGTACATCGTGGTGGTCTCGATGTACCAGGGCTCGGCGTCCTTCTTGCGCTTGGACAGGTTGCGGGTGACGGTCTCGTACATGGCCCGCAGCTGCGGGGTGTTGTAGAGGTGGGTCTCGTCGAAGACGGCGAAGGTCTCCTTGCCGCCGTCCTTGGACGCGGATCCCGCGGTGGACGGGGTGATCTCTCCGCCGTAGGGGAGCAGGACGCGGGTCTGGCCGACGTCGAGGCCGTAGGCCCTCAGTTGGGACAGGGGTCCCTGCGTGAGGTTGAGGTAGACCATGTCGAAGACGTTGCCGGTCTGTCCTTCCTCCGTGGCCATGATGCGCACGTAGGGGTAGACGACCGGGCGTCCCATGGGCTCGCCGGGCTCGTAGGTGTAGGTCTGGCCGAGGAACTCGAAGGTTTCCCCGCCCTTGGCCCAGCCGTCGAAGCGGCACGGGCCCAGGGCCTCGAAGAGCACGAGCTCCGCGGCCACCCCGGACTTGTTGCAGCCCTTGGGGCGGGAGAAGAACGCCGAGTCCACGAGCCGCTTGCCGGACCCGTCGAGGGCGTAGCAGTCGACGATGAGCTGGGAGTACTCGTCGCCGTGGCGGACCGGTTGGCCGGCGACACCGCCGGGGCCGTGCACGACGAAGGTCTCGATCCACCACAGCCCCAGCCACCCGAGCGACCGACTCCGCGAGGACCCGGGCGGACGGACAACTTTGTGAGGCATGGCGGCTCAGTCCTTGATCCGGCCGCGGCGTGAGTCCAGCGACGTCACCGACGCCTCGGCGGCATCACCGACCGGGGTCGTCTCGGGCACTTCGATCTCCGAGCGCAGACGCAGCCGGTCCTCCGGGGTGGCCCCGAACTTCGCCACGCGCAGGCGGATCTCGGCGGCGAACTCCCACCGGCCCTTGGACCACATTTGATGGTGCATCAGCGCCGTGTCCAGCAGCACGTCCCAGTCCGGCTCGGACAGCATCCGTGCCGCCTGCGGGGACGCCCGCCAGTGCTCCCACCACTTCCTCGTGACGGGGTGCCACGTCTCACCACCGGGCAGGACGTCGCGCGGCAGGATCGGACCCAGCTTCGTGGTCGACTTCACCAAAGCCCGCGGGCGGTTCCGCTCGTCGGCGAGGTTCGTCCGCTCCGGGGTGTCCCGGGAGCGCGAGCGCTGCTGCTTGCCTGCGGGGCCGGTACCGGCCATGGCGATCACCTCCCGTGACGAGGCCCTGACGGCGTGACGCTGTCAGTGGCGCGGCAGTAGGAGGCTCACGGGTCAGCGGGGACGCTGAGCAGATCCCGGAGCCGGGCGGTCGCTTCTTCGATCTGGACGTCCAGGGGCACGAGCATCTTCTGCTCCCACTTGTGGCCGTTCGCGGCGATCTCCGAACGCCTCGACTCCAGCTGCTCCAGCCTCCGGTTCAGCCGACCGATCTCGTACTCGGCCAACCGCCGGCACTCGACGGTGCAGTACAGCTGAGGGCGGCCCCGCCTGTGCACAGCGATGAACGAAAAGCCGCACATTATACAGGTCCGGTCCACGCATTTCTCCTGGTCAGGATTCCCCCAGACCCACGCGCACAGCGAGAAGCAGAACGCTGCGGGAGGGAGAGAGGGCACCCGGGGGAGGGGGTCCCCGCCCCCCTCGTCACAATCGGTCACACAGTCAGTCGATCAGCCCCGGATGCCGCTCCGAGGGGCGCCGCTCACGCGGCCTGCGCGGCGACGTCGCGCCCTGCGCCCCGGTGATCCGGTCGTGATGCCACGAGCACAACGACGTGAGGTCATCGTGGTCATCGGCCGGCCCCTGGTGGTGCACATCAGTGGCCTTCGCCGTGCACCGCAATCCGGTATCTGGTGAGACGTAGGTGCATCGGTGGCCGTCGGCCTCGAGCTGCTTGGCCCTGCGCTTCGGCCAGTCCTTCGGGAGGTTCTTCGTTCGGCCGCTCCGACCCGACCACGGCATCAGTCGCCCTCGCTGGATGAGGGGTTGAGAGCCTCGTCGTCCGCCTCGAGCGCGGCGTACCGGGTGAGGCCCAGGGTCTTGAGGAAGTTCTGATCCTCCGGGACACGGACCCTCAGTCGAGTCCTGCCCGGGCTGTCGACGGGCGCGGTCTCAATCACAACCATCACGCTCAAGACCAGCTCGTCATCGTCCAGGTCCAGTGGCACCTCAGCGGTACCGACCTGCAGGTTCGTGTCAGCCATGGGCTCACCCCGGTCCGATCTTGTTCTTGCCACCGTGGTGGCCGGGCCAGATGCCGTTGACGTCGTGGGGCCACTGAGCGCAGATGCGCTTGGCGCGGGCCAGACCGACGTGCTTCACCAGGTTGCGCGTACACCGAGTGAAGTCGCCATCAGTTCCCCAACGGATCTTGAGCGCACCAGGCCCGCGCTTCCAGTACTTCTCCAGCTCGTTGTTGTCCGCCACCTCGTCACCACCTCAGTCGATGTCCGGCGCGTCCCACTCGATGAACCCCAGCGGTGCGTGCTGGAGCTGCCGCTCCTGGCCACACTCCCAACACCAGCCGGAGTAGACCGGCAACCGATCACACCCGGGGTTCTTGCACAGCGCCACACGTCCCACCGCTCACCACCGCCGCGACGACTGCTGGCCGCGCTCGCGGTCCACATTGCCGATCGCCTGGTCCGCGGTCGGATCCGAGTGGGTGCGCCGCTCCGGCTCGTCCCTGCTCATGTACGGGTTGTTCCCCGCGGCCCGCAGACCCCGCAGCACCCGCTCACCGCGGGCCTGCTCCACCCGGGCCTGCTGTTGCAAGCGGGCGTACGCGTCAGGATCACTAGCCATGTCGGCCTCCGGTGTTCTGTCTGATGCGGCGAGCAGGTCCGGCCCAGCAGTTTCGATGCCACCAGTTGAGTGCCGGCCTTCGGCCCGCCCGAGCGGGTGCCGTTGACTCGCCGCAAGTCTGAGCGCCGGCCCCGCCCTCGGGGGACGAGGGCGGGGCCGGGCGGACAGCCTGGTGGGCGCTCCCACGACAGATGCGCGGGGCGCTCGCTTAGAAGACCAGGCCGTGGATCCCGCGCGGGCCCGGGCTGCGTTGTCCGGCAGGCATGGCGCGGGAGTAGGGAGCGGCGCTCGCGGCGCCGGGCATATCAGGCGAAGGTTCGCTCTGAGAAGGTGAACAGGCGATCCCGCTCACGGATCGCTACGGCTTCGGCCTCTGCGATCGTGGGGTAGGTGCCGAATGAAGTTCGACGTCCGTTGTGCTTGATCTGGACTCGCCAGCCGCCAACTTCGCGGTACACGTTGCGGACGCCACTCGATTCATTGTTGGACTGGGCTCCGGACCTGTACTCACCATTCTGCTTGCGCGACGCAGGCCGAAGATGGGACGGATTCACACACATGAGCACGTGGCACACATGGTCAACTTCCACGCGATCGGGGATGGGCCCATGTTGCAACGAGTACGAAAAGCGATGCGCTCCGACGGGCCGGCCGTCTGCCCTGAAGTACCCGTACCCATTCCCACCCTTAGCGCCAGTCCATAGCCAACACCGACCCAAGTCCGGACAACGCTGAGGCACCGGCCCAGCCTTATCAACCTTGGCCCAGAACCGCTCTTCACGAGTAGGCTTGCTCATGTGATCGTCCTCCAGAGACGGTCGCCGCGCCCCCGGAGGTTGCCGCCTCGCGGGGGTTCTCCATGCAAAAGTGGTGCCGGACATCCTGCTCGTCCGACACCACTTCCATATTGATATGAATCATCCCCCAAAAACGCTCACACCGCAAGCACACGCGTCCGGCGCTCGCTGTGCTTCTTCGCGAGCATCCGGGCCTGTGCGTAGCTGTACGTGGCGGGTGCGCCCTCCTGGACGCATGCAATGAGAGGGGAGCGCCTTCGGTCCGGCCACTTCTCCACCGTCCGAGGTGAGACGTCGTAGCCCTCGAGCTGTAGCCATGAGGCGATCTGCTGGACGGTGCCGGTCATGGTCTCGAGGCGATCCATCAGCTGTACGTGCCGCCAGGCCTGCACGCTCGTGAGTTCGTGCCGTCCTCCGCAGCCGCGGCACCATGCCACGTCGGCGTCCTTTGGGGCAGTCAGCTCCACACCGCACTCACACGGTCCGTAGGCGATCCGCTCGGCGGCCGGCTGCATCACGCGCTCGGCCTGGGCCAGGGCGTCCGTCAGGTCCTGGGCGATCGTGTGCACGTGCGGGGATCGGGCGAGGGCGTCGAGGTGACCGAGGGCGCGAGCGACCATGTCGACCGGGGTCTCATCGAAGCGATGGCGTAGCTGCGGGTCGGCGGCGTTGGCGGCTGAGCGCAGGACGACGAGCAGGTCGTCCTTCCTGGTGGAGGCGGTCTCGTTGAAGGCCATCGGCGTGCCACCGGCTCCGGCGCCCCCGCCCTGGGCGTCCTGCCCAGTGATGGTGACGTCGAGCTCGCGCAGGGTCTCGGGGGTGGACCACAGGTGGTTGTGGAGCTGACCGAGGTGCTGGGTGCAGAGGGCGCCGGTCGTGGCTGGGGCGGTGCAGTAGCAAGTGCTCATGGCTTCTCCTCGAGGAGGGGGTGTCTGTGACGGTGGGGGCAGTCGGGCTCGATGAGGGACAGGACGTTGTAGAACTCCCCGTCGAGCTCCTGGTTGAACTTGAACTCGCAGATGCAGCCATACGGCCAGAGGTCGACAGGGCTGGTCATCGGCTGTCCATCCCAGCGCGGGGGCGGCTCCCGATAGGGGTAGGCGGTCACGAGCGGAGCTCCTGTTCGATGAGGCCGGAGAGGTAGTCGGAGGGGCGCCACACGGCGGCGTCGGATCCGCCGGCGGTGAGGCCGTCGATCCATCCGCGTTGGTCGGGGGAGACGCGGCCGGTCTCGGTCTTGAGCTCCCGGAAGATCGTTCGGCCCCGGACCGGGTGGACGAGCACGAGGTCAGGAAAGCCGGGGGCGGAGCGGCGGGAGTCGTAGGTGTGATAGCGCAGGGACCAGCCATGGCCGGCGGCGCGCTGCAGCATGAATGTCTGGAACTCGGTTTCGCTCCACCGGTACATCGGATCGTTGGGGGACGGTCTGGTCTTCTTGGTGGTGGTCACTTCCGCTTCCTCCTGCGGGGCCTCTTCCGCTTGCTTGGTCTGTGGTCATCTGGGCGTGGTCGGTCTGTGGGTGGGTTCTCGTGCCGGCTCTCCTCGGGGGGTGGGGTATCGCGTGACCCGGCCTTGCCAGGCCCTTCCTGACCCAGACCCTGCCCGGACCCTTCCCTTCCCTGCATGACCGAATCCGTCACCGCTGTCTTTGGCCGGGATTCGCCGGGGGAGCTTTCCGCCGCGCTGGGTGCGTCCTTCGACGGTCCAGGTTCCGGGGCCTGGGCTGGCTTCTGCTCGGGCGTCTGCACCGCGGGAGCGGGAGTCGTCGCCGAGTGGGCTGCAGCCTGGGCGCCGTTGGTCTGGCCGGAGGGCGCGGGGCGCGGGGAGGGCTTCTCCGAGGAGGTGACGGCCACGCCGTGCTTGGCGAGAAGGGTCACGGTGGTGTCTCGGTAGTAGGGCTGAGTCGGTGCGGGCAGCAGCGGTTTGTTCCACGACTCGAGGTCGTCCTGGCGTGCCGAGTTGCAGGACCGGCAGGAGACGATGAACGTCTCGACTGTTGCCTGTTTGCCCGGTTGCAGGTGGTCGTAGGTGCCGCCGCGGCCGGACTTCTGGTCACCGAAGATCACGACGTTGCTGCACCACCGACAAGCGTCGCCATCGCGTGTGCGGACGGGGATGACCAGGTCCATGTTCCGTGCGTCCCTGCGCCGCTGGTTCGCCCAATCGCGAGCCGTGCGCGGGATCATGTTGAACAGGTCCCGGTTCTCCACAAGCCGGAAGGCTGGCAGGCCCTCGTCCGTCTCGACCCGGATCATGTAGCCGGAGAAGACCGCCACGCGGGCGAGCTCCTCGGCCCGGGCGAAGCCCGCGGTCTGACGCCACATGCCCATCGGCACGACGTAGTCGCCCTCCAGTGCGGCGACCTGGGCCATGCATCGCAGCACCGCCCCGGCGACCTCGTTGACGATCCGCTCGTCCGCCTCAGGTAGCTCCAGCGGCTTGAGGACCACAGGGTGGTTGGCGAACGTGTCCGAGAGAGCCCCCCACGACATCAGGCACCCACCTCCGTCGCCGCCACGGAGGCGGCCGGGACCCGCTCGACAGCCGTGAGGCCGGAGTCAGGGCGGTGGGTGGATGGTGCTGGTGGAAGCATGCGAGGGGTCTCCTAGCGGGTGCGGTGGATCAAGACGGTGGTGGCGGGGTCGAGGCGCCGGGTGCTGGTGCGGCCGTCGCGGTATCGAAAGGCCAGGACCACGGCATCGGAGTAGGTCTCGGCGCCGGTCAGGACGACCAGGCCGGGACCGTCCGAGGTGCCGATGCTGATCAGCCGCCCCGCGTAGGCCTCCGTGGCCGCCACGACCCCGGCCGGGGCCGAGTGCGACCGGGAGAAGTCCCTAGGTCCGGCCGGGGTATCGCGGCGAGCGCCGTTGCCCATGAGCTGCGGGCGGTTCATGGCCGGGCTTTCTGCCGGCGCCAGTCGCGCCAGTACTGGGCGATGTTCCATCCGTTGGTGCGGGCCCAGATGGTGATCGGGCCGCCGGTGAACAGGTCGTTGGCGTTGCGGGTGCTCCAGCGTTGGCCGCACCAGCAGGTCCAGGAGACGCCCGGGCCGAGCTGGTTGGGGGCGGTGAGCTCGCAGTTGTGCGGGGCGGGGTGCTGACCGTAGGCGGTCATGGCCGGCCCCCGTTCGCGATCTCCAGGAGGACGTCTGCGTGGCACGGCTGATCGAGCGGGCACCAGCAGGCGAGGTTCTTCCCTCGGAGCTCCGCTAGCTGCACATCGTCGGCACGGAGCGCGATCGGCCGGTAGAGGTCAGCGGCCTCCTGCCGCCGTTCACGCAGGTTGCCTTCACGATCGGTCGAGCAGACGACACGGGACCCGCCCGGCTCTACCCACATGAATCCACCGTCACGCACGACCTTGTGCGGGTTGCCCCACTTCGAGCCACGCCCGACGTAGACGGTGTTCTCGGGCATCCGCCAGCCCTTCGTGCGGCGGCGCTGGATCCGCTTCGGGGCGCTCATGCCTCGTCCCTCCCTTGCAGGGCATGGTCGATGAGCCTCTGGTCGTCCTCGTAGTAGGCCTTGAACGGGTTGAGGGCTTCGACGAGGATGAGCTCGCGCGCCCGGACGATCGCGGAGGCCGGGACGACATCGCTGATACCGGTCCCGCTGCCGCCCCACATGAGGATCTGGAAGAGCGGCGTGGTCTGCGGGCCGGTGATGCGCTGCGGAATCACACGGGCGAGGCATTCCTGGAACTGTCCGCCGTCGGGGTAGAAACCGGACGCCACCCACAGGCTCTCTTCCTCAGCCACGGTCCATGGCATGCGGGCCGCCCGCTCCACGGCCGTCGGGTCGGGGGCGGTCATGGCCGGGTTCCTTTCGGGTGGAAGGCGGGCGGGCAGGTGCAGGCGACGATCTCGTCCGTGACCTCGTTGAGGGCCACGCCGTCGCAGTTGCCGTGCTTCCCGGAACGGCACTCCGGGCAGATCGGGGCGCGAGCCGCCCGCCGTACTTCGGCCACCCGGTGATCGGAGTGACAGATGCACGTCCCGTCCGGGAGCTGCCGGTGCTTCGCGAGTTCCATCAGGAGTCCTTCCGGTCGGTGGGGAGGGCGGCGAGCGCGTCGTCCAGCCCCTCAGGCTGAATCAGGACGTCGCGGGCGCGGCTGGGTTGCTCGGTGGGGCTGAGGATTCCGTGCTCCTCGAGTTTTTCGGCGAGGCGGAGGGCCCGGGCGAAGCCGACGCGGAGCTTGCGCTGGAGCATGGACACGGATCCGAACTGGGTGGTGATGACGAGCTCGGCGGCCTGGCGAAGTAGGGCGTCGTCGTCGGTCGGGGCGGGGGTTGTCTCTCCGAGTGCCCGACGGATGTCGCCCTGCTGGAATTCGACGGTGATGCCCTGTTCGGCCATGTCGCGGACGACGTCGGTCATGGCCTCGTCGACCATGCCGATCACCTCGGAGCGGAAGCTGTCGTGCTCCTGGCGGCCGTCAAGGGCGGCGTCGAGGCGCGGGTGCCAGTGGGCGTAGGCCAGGCCTTCGGCCGGGGTTTCCGTGGGCCAGCCGGAGCAGTAGCCCATGAAGTGACGACCCACCTGGATGTAGATGTCGGTGCCTCCGGCGACGCGGAACTCCGCGTCGTCCTTGTACAGCTTCGTCGCGGCGCGGAAGCGGCCGAGCAGGTCCGGGTCGGTGGAGAGCTCCGCGGGGGAGGAGGGGGCGAGCACCGAGGCGCGGAGCTTGGACCACATGCGTTCGGGTCCGTAGTCGCGGGCGTCGAGGCCGGCCATGCGGACGCGGCGGCCGCCGAACATCTTGTCGGCTTCCACGAACTCCACCTCCGTGCGGCGCTCCTCCTTCGCTGGCAACTGCTCCCCGGTCTTCGGGTGGAACTCCGGGGGGAGCTTCGTCACCTGGTGGGTGACGGTGATCTCCACGACCGTTTCCTCCCGCGCGGCGAGCACTGCGGGGATCTGCGCGGCGTCGTCCTTGAACAGGGCGAAGTCCGTCAGCTCCCCGTCCCAGTCGTCCGCGTACAGCGGCACCGAGGCCGTCGCGCCCGTGCCGCCGCCGGACCCGGAGATCAGCAGCTCCGCGGACGAGGTCACGTGGAAGTGCATGCACGAGACAGCGTCGTTGTCCTTGTCGCGGGGCACGTGCGGTGCCACCGCCTTGATCGCCTTCGCCAGGTCCGCCCCAGCCACACTGATCACGCTCATGGCCGGACCTCCTCATAGGGGTTGGCCTGTCGTCCGTAAGCGCCGCCGTGGTAGGCGTCTACGTTGCCCGCGCTATAGCCCTGCTTCCACGCCTGCCGGGCCACGTCCTTCCACGTGGTGAGCGTCGCCGCGAGCGCGAGCTCGCGGTACTCGATCATGGTCTCGTGTTGGATGACGCCCCGGTCCCACGCGGTGAGGGCGTGCTGTCGGACCTCGATGCGGTACTGGGCAAGCTGCTCGACCGTGAGGCCGTCCTGGGCGTTGATAAAGCGTTCGGCGTACTGCTCGGCGAACAGGGCGCGGGCGGTTGCCTCGTTCATGGGGGTGAGGTCGATGTCGGTCATGGTCTGTGGCCCTCTCGTTGGGTGCGGAGCCGGTCACACAGGGCCGGTTCCAGACGGTTCGCTTCGGGGTGATCGATGAGCTGGTTGAGGCGCTGGTAGTAGCGGGTCGGGGTGACCCCGCCGTACCGGCCGCCGATGACCTCGGCCGCCCGCTGGTCCTTCGCCCCCTGGTACTTGAAGACCTCCTTCTCCAGCGCGAGGATCTCCAGGTCCACCTCCACCAACACAGCCGGGTCCAAGGGCGGGACGACACGGGCCGGACGGGCGCCCTGCTGCACCGCCGGGGCGTCAGTGGGGCCGTGGGACGGGCAGGAACCGTCGACCTTCGCGCGGTCCTCGGCCCGGCCGTAGCGGCCCACACCGCACGTGCACCCGTGCATGGGGCAGGCGTTGGAGCGGCGGGCGGCCTTGCCCTCCCGGGCGGGGAGGCAGCAGCAGGTCTCGGACGGGGCGGTCTCAATCACCGGTGGCCTCCTGGTGGGTTTCGGTGAAGGCCTTGTCTGCGTAGACGTCGTAGTGGGCCTCCTCGTGGCCGCGGATGAGATAGCAGCAGTTCTCCTCGTCGGCGGAGTAGAGACCGCATTCGGGGTCCGGGCAGTTGTGGTCGTACTTGTGGGTGCCGCAGAAGTACTTGCTGCACCCGGGCTCTTCCTCGTCCTTGTGGCCGAGGGGGTTGCGGCCGCAGAGGTATCCAAGGCCGCGGTCGATCTCGGTGGTGCAGCCTTTGGCGTCGCATTGGGCTCGGACGCCGTACCCGGCCTCTCGGCCGTCGGGGAGGGTGTAGTAGCCGTAACCCATGGGTCAGCGCTCCTTCCGCTGCTCGTGGTACCAGTGCAGGAAGATCGCGCCCCAGCCGGTGCCCAGGACGTTGACGAGCTCGTTGGCGACGTCGCGCGCGGTGGCCCAGCCGTAGTCGGTGGAGATGGTTCGGGCCGCGGCGCAGATCTCGTCCGGGGTCATCGACTGGGCCGTGGCGGCTTCGCGGATGCGGGCCTGGAACTGCTGGCGGGCCGTGAACGGGACCGGAGGACGGGTGCTGGTGGTGGTCATCGGTCAGCCCTCCCCGCCGGCACGGGCCCGGCGGCGGCGTGGAACGGGCCGTGCTCGGCGAGCGCCGGGCCCCAGACCGTGGAGATACGGGACGGCTTTCCTGTGATGTCCGAGGGGAGCACCTCGCGCGTCCACCGGCCGGTGTCCTGGTTGAAGTCCCATCGGTTGCAGGTGACGTCGTGCAGGGTGTCGGCACAGGGTGGCTCGGAGCCCCAGACGGGGTAGATGCCCTGGGCGTTGAGCTCCTTGCCGCCGTCGGGCTTGTCGAGGTAGCGGTCGACGTAGTCGCGCTGGGCCTTCACGTGGTCCTCGAGGTCCCCGGCGTCGGTGTGCCCGGCAGGGCGCACCGCGCTGCGGATCCGGTCGATGAACTGGGCCACGGCGGCCGGGGTGCCGGCCGGGATCGGGTCGCCCAGACCGATCACCAGGGACCCGGGGCGGGGCGCGTCGCCCTCTTCGTCCTCGGTCTCCGCGTCGTCCTCCTCCGCGGGGCCGGAGTCGGTACACCCGGTGACGATGTAGGACGCCAGCTCGATCGCCTGCCACGCCCACCCGGCGAGCATGTGACCATCGGAGGCGCGCGGGGCGCCCAGCACCCGGCGCGCCGCGTGAAGCGCCTCGACACGGGCCTTCTGCTCGTCGGTCAGCTCCACCGGTGGGGAGAGCCTGGTGATCTGCGGAACCGGGGACGCATAGCCTCCCCGGCGACCCTCGGCCTGCACAGCCTTGTCCAGGTGCTCGCCGAGCTCCTCGGCGACCGCGGCCCGGGCCGCCGTGCGCGACGGGTCCAGATCGGCCGGGGTCGGGAACTTCCGCTGCTGATCGTTGGTGCTCATGGTCATGCCTCCTGCGTGGATGGGGTGGTGGACTCGATCGAGGCGAGCGCCGCGCGGTACTTCCGGCGCCAGGTCCTCTTGTGCTCGACGGGAAGGGACTCGTAGTTCACGACCGGCTTCATGCCGTCGGCCTCGTACTGGCCCAGATAGAAGCGCGCCACCCGGGCGTCGTCGGTGGCGTCGACCTGGTCGCTGATCCACCCGCGGAGCGCCGCGAGCGCGAGATCACGGTCGTCCGGGCACTGGGGCGGGTGGGCGGCGAGGTCGGTCTCGAGGACTCGTGCGCACGCTTCGATGCGGGCGAGGCGGGTGGGGTGGTGCTCGTTGAGCTGCCGGATGACCGTCTCGGTGCTGACGATCGGGTGGCTTCGCGGGGTGCTGGGTTGCTCGGTCATGGGTCAGTCCTCCTGGGTGGTGTGGTTGGCGTTGGTGGTGAGGTCGGAGTGCAGGGCCCGAAGGAACGCCGAGGCGGGCTTGCCGCAGGGCTCCGAGCAGTACGGGGCGGTGACCGGGCCGAAGCCGAGGATTTGCCCTCCCCGGCCGTGGCCGGTGAAGGCCCGACCGCAGACGACGCAGACGTGGTGGTCGAAGAGCGAGCCCTTCCGGTGCGTGCCGCACGAGAGGCTCCCGCCGCGGGCGAGGCGGGCGCACACGTCGCACCCGTCGGGTACCTCGTGCTCGACCAGATACAGGACGCCCTCCCGGACGAGGCGTTCGATCGACCGGTAGTGCAGGTATCGGTCCTGGCAGCGCCCGCAGTAGGCGAGCGACCAGTGGTCGCCGTCGTCCTGCATCCCGCAGTAGGCGCCGGAGCCGACCGAGGACAGAGACCCGGAGCCACAGAAGCCGCAGTGCTGGTCCGTGGTCAGGTACCGGGAGCCGTCCTCCCGGACCACGGCCACTCGCACGTGAAACGCGACCCAGGCGCCCGCCCCGGACTCAGTCGCGGAGACCGGGCCGACCGGCGAGTCAGCGGAGCCCAGCAGCTCGAGGAGGTCCAGCTGCCCGTCGATCACCTCGGCGGTCATGCCGCACGCCCTGGGGTGTCGAAGAGCGACTCCCTGCGGATGTCGCTGTGCCACAGCTCCAGCTCGCGCGGCTCGTACATCCACGACGACCCCTGGCCACGAGTGCGAGGAGGTGCCCCGTAGGTCTTGAGGAAGCTGCGGAACGTGCTGTAGCCGATGTCCAGGTGCGCGGCCGCTTGGTAGCCGTTCAGCGTCCCCGTGGGTGCCTCCACCGGGATCTGGTCTTCGCCCTTGTCGGTGACGGTGGCGAGGATCTCCTCGGACGTGACGATCGGGCGGCGGTACGCGGGCGGGGTCGAAGCCCCGCCGCGCTTCTGTGCGTAGGCGAGAGCGAGCGCGCGGCGCTGTTCGGGCGTGCTGGCAGGCCTCGGGCGCCGCTGCTCCTCAATGACCGTCCTCCGGGCCGGAGCTGTCGGGCCGGGCATCTCGTGGACCCACGGCCGCGGGGCCGGCGCGCTGGTCTGCGTGCCGTGCATGCGGTCCAGTGCCGCCATGTCGTGCGTGTCCGACGCCGGGGCCAGCGCGGCGAGGACGGCCGCGGAGGGCTCGCGGCGGGGCCGGGCCGGGCGGCGCACGGGACGGGCGGTCTTCGGCGTCTCCTTGATGTCACGGGCCACCGGTGCCGACGCCTCCAGGGAGGCGGTCGCCGCGGGGTTCCGCGACTCGTCCAGGGGGACCGCGCGGTCCTCGCGAGCGATGATGCTCGGCGTCACGGAGTAGTGCTTCACCGGTGCGGCGGGCTTGGGGCCCGGCTTGGCGGTGGCCTCGTCAGCGGCAGCCTCGCGGCGTGCCCGCCCGTGGGCCGCACCGTCGCGCTTGATCCACTCCGGCAGCGCATCCATCGCGGCCTGCGCCGCGTCCAGAGCCACGGCAGGCGCCGGGGCAGGGGCGGGTACGGCGACCGGGGTGTCCTCTCGCACCGGAGTGAGGTTGTGGCGGTCGAGGCACTTCAAGCACACCCGGCCGTAGTCGACGGTCCGCACGCCGAGGCGCTCACCCACCTGGGCGCGCTTCCGCCTGGCGGGGGCCAGCAGGTGCGAGCACCTACAGCAGAACTCCATCTCACGCGGCATCGGAGACACCGCCCTCCGCGGATGGGCGGGTGCCGTCCTCGTTGATCAGGCCCAGCTGGCGGAGCAGACGCGGCAGCGCGTGCAGCGCCCCGCCGCCCGTGCCGTGGTGCTCGAGCATCTGCTCCTGGCCCTGCTCGTCGATCAGCCAGATCTCCCACTCCGCGACGAACAGCCGCGGACCGCGGGAACCGGACAGGTTCCGGGGATCGGCGCCCGGCAGCGTGATCACGTGCCCATCGATCGATCGGACCCGCAGACGCGGGCCGTCGGTGCGGCGCGGACGACGGGTCGGGTCGGTGATCGGCGGCGTCAGGACGGACTGGACGAGGTGCACGGGAGACTCCTTGAAGTGCTGGACGGCAGGGATGCGCTCGAGCGCGGTGTGCAGCTGCTCGACAGCCGCGGGCCCGGACTCACTCATGCCCGCGAGCGCGGTGAAGAAGCGGTTGAGGTCAGCCACGGTGTCCGCCTCCTTGGGTGCGGTCGGCGCGGGCGGCGGCCGGCAGGAGGGCGGAGCTGAGGGCGATGAGGGTGAGCAGGGCGACGATGGGCAGGCCGCCGGTGAGCGGGCCGGCCGCGGGGCCGAGCAGGTTGGTGATCGCGGTGACGATGGCGAGGAGCAGGTCAGACACGGTGGGTCTCCTGTGGGGTGTCGTAGATCGCGCGGATCGTGGAGCAGCGGTCGGTGCCGTCGTGGGTGTGGTCGTGGGTCATGACGCACATGGACATCTGGTGTCCGGACCCGTCGGTGCAGCACGTTGCGCAGACCACGGACAGCACGTGGGTGTTGCGGGAGTGTCTGGCGCCGGTGCAGACGGGAGAGGTGGGGTGGGCGCAGTCCTGGCAGACCGTGACGGGTGCGTGGAGGGCTTCGACGCGGGCGAGGACGGCGAGCAGCACTTCACGGTCGGAGGCGAGGTCGGCCGCGTGGTCGTGGGCGCCGGCCGGGGACTGCCGGTGGGCGTTGCGGACCTCTTCGATGGGGCTCATGCCGCCGCCTCCTGGGAGAGGCGTGTGCGGATGGCGTCCAGGCCCTTGGCCGTGACCCGCACCTGCGGGGTGTCCATGACGCGTTCCCCGGTCTCGGGGTGGAAGTGGAAGCGGGCGCGCTCGGTGAGGCGGCCGAGGTCCACCTGGGCCTGCTTGGCGCGGGGCTTGCCCTGGTGGCGGTAGATCCACCCCCAGTCCTCGAGGCGGTTCCGGAGGCGCTTCTCGCCGATGATCCGGCTGGTGTTCCGGGAGATCTCCTTGGCCGCCTCGTTCACGGACACGTCGCCGGTGGAGGAGAGGAAGGAGTCCCAGGCCTCGGCCTTGGGCTTGGCCTCCTCGAGCTGCGCCTGCTGGGCCTTGATCGTGGAGTCGGCCTCGATCAGGGCCCGCGCCATGAGTTCCGGGCCGGTCAGCTCTCGGGACGGTGCGCTCTCGGCCTCACGGGTGCGGATCGCGAAGTAGGACTGGGCGGCGGCGACCTCGGGCTTGCGCGGGTCGCCGTTCATCGCGACGAGGTAGGCGGCGTAGCGGGAGAGGCGGTAGTCCTCGCGGGGCCGGCCGCCGGACTTTTCGGTGACGGCAACGAAAAGCTCGGCGGGGTCCATGCCCTGGTTCACGGCCGTGGCCTTGGCGCGGTCGATGGACGCCACGAAGTTGCGCCAGTCGGCGCCGTAGCCCTGCAGCGGCATCATGTCGCGGGCGGACCAGTACTCGGCGCCGTGCTCGTCGACCTGGCGGATGGAGTCGAACGGGGACACCTGCTGTCCCTCGAACAGAGTCAGATCGGTCATCGGGTTCCCTCCCTCGTGTTGTCCCGGGCGATCCGCAGGAACAGGTCCGTGCCGACGGCCTCGGTGATGTGCATGGCGGTGGCGTCGCGGAGGTCGTGCACGATGTCCGAGACGATGTAGGCGAGCGGGTCGAGCCCGGCCCGGGTCAGGGCCGCGGTGACGACGTCCGTGGGCGCGGTCGTGGCGAGCAGGCACATGGCGATCACCGGGTCAGCCGCGGCGGTTGCGGTTGTCCATGGCGCGGGCTCCGGCGAGCGCCAGGGGCCAGGAGAGAGCCAGCCAACCGGCCACGCCGGCGGTCGCCGCAGCGCCGGTGTGACCGACGACGAGGGTGATCAGCGAAGCGACCACGAACAGTGCACCGACGACGGCTCCGAGCACGGCGATCGCCTCTACACGTCGGTCAGCCGCGGTGCGGGGCTTGGCCGGCGGGAGCCCGGGCCATGAGCGCGGAGCTGCCGGGACGATCCGCTCGTGCCAGGGAGTGGCGTCGTACTGTTGGGCGACGGCGAGGAACATGGGGGCGGCGATGCCGAGCTTCTTCTTCAACGCCGCGGCGCGCCCCTCCGTGAGTTCGACCTCGCCGGCCTCGAGGCGGGCGACGTAGTCGATCCCGTACCGGTCGTTGATGCACAGGGCCGCGGCTACCTGGCCGCGAGAGTAGCCATGGGCCCGGCGGGACTGGGCGATACGGTCACCGACGTAGCGGCGGGCCTCGGGACTCAGACCCGGGCGTACCGGGTTCCGAGCCAGACGGACCGCTGGGTGATTCGGGGACTGGTGCATCTTGTCGATAGACATCGGTAGACTCCTTCTCGGATTCATTGGCTTGGATCTGTCGGCCGCCGCCTGTTGCACCAGGTAGGCGGCCTTCTTCATGCGGTGCGGGGGAGAGCGGACAGGACCGGCCCTGCGGTGGCCCGAGCCGTCTCGATACGGAACTGCTCGATCCAGCTGTCGAGGTCCTTGACGACGTACTGCACACGACCGGCGACCTTCAGATAGGCCGGCCCCACGTTCTGCGAGCGCCAGTTCGCCAGCGTCTTCTCGGTGAGCCCCAGGTATGTCGCGGCCTCCGCCGCCTTCAAACGGGCCTTCGGCTCCATCGGGGCGATCACGCCGCTACTCCATTACGGGTGGCATCTGTGTCATTTGTCAGCGAAGACATGGGTTTTTCCTCCTGGGCCTCGAACAAGTCCTCCCACGGCACGTCGAGACGAGCGGCGATGGCAATGGCCAGATCCTCGGAAAGCGTCTTCATGCTGCCTTTCTCGAGGAGGTGGATCGTGGTTTGCGAGCGACGGACGAGGAAGGCGAGGTCTCGCTGGCTGTAGTGCCGTTGCTTCCTCCATCGACGAATCCGCGCCGGATCCTTCACTTTCATCCAGATGTCCCTTCGTGGGGCGCATTTGCCGCGCTTGGTGATCGGTACAACAGCCATGATGCTCTCCTTCAATCGATCTGACAAGTAGATCATGTGTCAGATGTAATTGGTTGTCAACATGATTACCGTTCAAACAGCTTCATGACCTGCAATACTGCATCTGTCACTTGTCACGCCGTGAGTGCTGACATGTTCCGCAAGTCCACCACCTCCGAGGATCGTTACCGCTGTGAAAGCACCCCAAACGCTCCGAGACCTCGTGGTCCGAGCCCAAGTCCGCCACCATGCGTCAGGACGGCAGTTGGCGGCCATGGCTCAGAAGCACGGGTTCGCCATCACGAGCACCACGATCAATCACCTGAAGGCCGGCACTTACAAATCCCGTCCGTCAGATATGACGATTCGTGCACTCGGTTGGCTGGCTGGCGTCAGCGAAGAGGCTGCTTTCACAGCGGCAGGCCGACCGGCACCCGGGCCTCCGCTGGCAGACGAGCTGCCCGACGGCGTGAACAACCTCTCGCCCAAGGCCCGCCAGGCTGTCATCGACCTACTGCGGGTGCTCGTGGCAGCAGAGGAGAGTGGTGGCGATGCAGAAGCCGCCCCCATTACGCGTGCGGGGGAGAGCCCCGCGACAGAGGATGTGCTCGTGCCGGATGAGCCCAAGACAGCTGACGATCAAGCACAACTCGTCAGGCGAGCGCGCCGCGCCCTCCTGCAGCTGGACTCAATCGACCTAGCCACGGCAGGTACGGACAAGCGGGCCGAGTACAACGCGAAGCATGCGCTGTCCTACTCGTCTCGCGTACTCGCCGATGTGGACCCCTCGCACCACCTGCACAACTACCCCGTTTACGCGAACATGCACAGCGTCCCCGAGGAAGCACTGGAAGACGACTGGACCATCGAGTCTTTCCACGAAGGCCTTAGCTATGCCCTCGAACGACTGACGTCCGGCGAGAAGGGCGACGAGCTGGCCCGCCGGCGCCGCGAACGTGGCGGTCTGGAGGTTGTGCCGCCGCGTCCGGATGAGGACACGATGGCCGCCTACGACGAGCCGCAGCAGAGCATCCTGGAGCGCGATCAGCAGGACGCGGACGCTGAGGGGTCGCAGGTTCCTCCGGAGGAGGACTGATGGGTGGTGAGCCGGGGCGGCAGGTGTGGGCGCTGATCAAGGTGCTGGTGGGTCGCGGTTGGACCTACAAGAGCTCGAACCCGCGGGCGCATCCGGCTGGGGTGATCAAGTGTGGGAAGGGTTGTCAGAAGTCGATCTGGACGAGCCCGAAGGCGGGGGATGAGGAGCAAGTGAAGCGGATCAAGGCCTACGTGAAGCGGTGCCCACACGGGCTGCGTGTCACCGGCCTGTAGTGCAATCCATTCGTGACACGCCGCCCGTCAAATCTGTTGGACATTCCCAACACCGCGTGCACATACTAGCCGCACGAAGGAGACACACCATGCGCCGTACCTATCAAGCCCGAGTCATCACCGAGCCGTTCGACATCGAAGACCCCGACCTGTCCCAGCGGTTCTTCGACGCGGCCCTGGGGGTGTACCCCGCGGCCATTGACGACCTGCACGAGCTGGAACTCATCGTCGAAGCCGACACCGAGGAGGACGCGGTGCGCACCATGGAGCGGTTCCTGCACGACTTGGAACCGCACCTGCGAGCGCTGCGCTTCGAGCACGAGCTCGTGACGCTGAGTGAGATCGCGGAGCGGTTCGACGTCACTCACGAGGCTGCGCGCTTGTGGGCGCAGGGCACCCGTGGTCGGGACTTCCCAAAGCACTACCAGGCTGCCGGCACGGTGCAGCTGTGGTCCTGGCACGAGGTGTACCTGTGGGGTCTCACCCGGCGGCAGCCCATCGACGAGGTGCACGAGGACATGCCGCTGAGCCCTGGCATCATCGCGTGCGCCAACGCGCGGATGGCCGGGGCCGCGGAGAACAACGGCAACTGGGTGCCAGGGCACGTGGCGTTCACTGTCGGGCCCGCCACGATCCACACTTCGATGCGTGCCGTGGCCTTCGAGGGTCACCGTGTGTCCGAGCTGTTTAGGTCTTACCACGGGAGGGTTCCCGAGGATGCCTGAGCGTGCCGCGCCCCAACAGATCGACTCTTATGAGGATCTGTACCCGCACGTCCACATCAGCGGCATCCAGTACTACGACATCCACGCCCGGGCCACACCCGAGCAGCAGGAGCCGGGGGTCAGCGCTGAAGGCGCACCCGTGGAGCCCGAGCTTGACCTGAAGCTGAGCAAGACCACCAATGGCATGGGGATGCGGATCCGGTTCGAGACCGACACCCCCGTCGGCTACGTCCTGGTCGACGGGGCGATGCTCTTCGACTACGACCAGCCCCTGGAAGTGAGCGAAGCCGCCGCGCTGGAGTTCGTCAACCGCACTGGTTTTATGGCCTACGTGCCCTACCTACGCCAGATGCTCGAAGACGTAACCGGGCGTTGCTTCGCCCACCCCCTGCGGCTGCCCATCATTGCCCTCGGGGACTTCCGCTTCGGGGACTCCGCCGAAGCCTAAGACCCAGCGTCCAATAAGGATGAGGTGGCGGCCGACGACGGCCAGAACAAGGACCACTAGTTCCCGGGGAAGGTGCGGCACGACGCCGGCCAGGCGCCCAGCCCCACAAACACGCCGTCTTTGCTATCGACCCCTTAGCGTGTCCCCAGGTCCGCCTACATTCGGACGCATGGAAGATCCCTGGGTTGAGGTCTCCCGTCACCCCCACATCAGCGTGCACTTCGACCGCCTGGAGCGCGCGGCTGGAGTCACTGACGGGCACAGCAACATCTGGCTGGACGAGCGTCTGACCGAGGTCGAACGGCGGTGCGCCCTCATGCACGAGCTCGTGCACCTCGAGCACGGGCACATGGGCCACCAGTCGGAGACGGTGGAGCGCGCCGTCCGAGCGGAGGCTGCCCGGCTCCTCATCCCCAGCGACCGGCTCTGGGCGCACCGGCACTGGCACGACACCATGCACGCCCTGGCCGAGGAACTCGGCGTCACCGACGCCGTCCTGCGCGACCGTCTCGAGGCGGCAGGCCCCGAGGAAATCAAAGCTATCCAGCGGGCGCGCTGGGAACAGCACATCGACGGCTGACACGACGCCACCCACCCACGTCTGCACCACGAGCAGGAGCCCACTATGCGCACACCCACACCCAGAAGGGCAGGTGCCCTGTGAGCCCGCGGCCGCCGCTGCCGATCGGGCACCACGGCGTCATCTCTCTGGCGCAGTTGTCGACCGGGGTGTGGCGGGCACGCACCCGCTACCGCGACCCCGACGGCGTCACCCGCCTCGTCGAGGCCCGGGCTGCAACCAAGGGCAAAGCCCAGACCGCGCTGTACACGAAGCTCGATGACCGGCCCAAGGTCGCCGGCGCCGAGATCAAACCCGACACCGCCGTACGAGTGCTCGCCGAAGCCTGGTTCACCACGCTCGACGTCGCCGACGGATCGCGCGACACCTACCGCCAAGCCCTGGATCGGCACATCCTGCCGCGCGCCGGCAACTGGCGGATCCGTGAGGTCACCACCGCCCGCGTGGAAGGCCTCGTGCGCGACGTCGAGCAGAAGCGTGAGGTGCAAGAGGCCGGTCGGAAGCTGTCCGTCGGCGGGCCCACCGCCGCCCGCCGCGCACGGACGATCCTGTCCATGATGATGGACCTCGCCGCCCGCCACGACGCCGCCGTCGGCAACCCCGTCCGCTCCTCCCGAGCTCCAAAGATCAAACGCGCCCCGGTCACAGCACTGGCACCCGAGCACGTGCACGCACTGCGGGCCCACGTGCACTCCTGGGCCGCAGGAGAGCAGCGACACGGACCCAAACGCAACGCCGCGGTCCTCGACATGCTCGACGTCCTCATCGGCACCGGCCTACGCCCGGGAGAGCTTCTCGGCCTGCAGTGGACCGACGTGGATTTGAAGGCCGGGACTCTCGCCATCACCGGCACGGTGAAGCGCACCAAGGACGGCGGCCTCCACCGCCAGGAGCACCCGAAGTCAGAGACGTCCGGCCGCACCCTGGCGCTACCCCAGTTCGCCGTCGACGTCCTCCGCCGCCGGCGGGCCGATGCCGCGAGCGCGGGGACGGCCGGCACTGCGTTCGGTGGGCTCGTGTTCCCCTCGAGGATCGGTGGGCTGTGGGAGCCGTCCAACGCCGCGCGCACATGGCGGGCGGCCCGGGCGGGGGAGTGGGAGCACGTGGAGCTGCGCCACCTCCGGCGGGCCGTGGCCACGCTCGTCGAGCGCGAGCTCGGTATGGACCGAGCGGCCGCGCAGCTGGGCCACTCGTCTCCGGAGATCACCCGCCGGCACTACGTCGAACGCGCCGCCGGCGTCGACGTCGCCCACATCATCGAGCAGATGCGGGCAGCAGAGTAATCGAGCACGTCGTTCATTAGTCCGGGGGCAGCGTGAGGACCTGCTGAGTCATGCTGGTCTCGGGCCTCCGAACCGCGACGGGGTATCTTGTGTCGTCCAGGCTGAGCAATTTCTTGTCCCAAGTGACAAGGACATCAGCTGCGAGAAGGAGTGCAGTCGCCGCAATAAGTGCGTCGCCAGGTTGAAGCCTGTGATCGAGTGCGAGATCTCCGGCAACTTCGGCGGTACGCCAGTCGATCTCAACGGGCGTGAAAGTGGTGGCGTTGATGTAGTCCCGGATCTGGGCGCACTTCCGCTCCCGCTCTGCCGGGGTTGCCAGACCCCCGCCTAGGGCAGAGACACCGTGCAGCTCAGCCATGACCATCGCCGGGAGCACTAGGCGTGAACGCCCATCCTCGCCTCGTGCCAGCTCATCGACACTCGCCTCAAACTTCGGCTCGGGGTCGTTTTGAGACTCGCCCATCAAGGCCGACAGGATGACGCACGTGTCGACTACGACTGTTGGTGCTTTTCTACTACCCGATGTCACGATGTCTCCGTTGCCAAGTCACGGGGTTAATGCCGTCAGTCCAGTCCGTTCCCAGGGACCCCGCTATGTCCCTGATGGACACGCGTGATCTTGGCTCTACTTCCTCGATGCGCTTCGCTTCGATGCTCTCTTTGACACCCTCAAGGTTCCGATTGAGGATGCCCTGCACGCGCACTCGTTTGCGGAGGAGCAACCCGATGTCGGCTATTGAACTGTCCCGAATCACCACGTCGATGGCATTGCCCGTGGACTCGTCACGGACCTCGACATGATCGGTGTCGTTGGCCACATGCCAGCCGACCAGCTTGCCGGTGACTGCCCCGATTGAAGCGACCGATTGGTTCAGGATCGTCTGCACATTGCGAAGGACCGCCCGCTCTAGGGCCACCTTGCCGAGGGTCTCCGAGGAAATCTGAACGCCGCTGACGCCAGCGTGTTCCCCGAGGCGGCCGATCTTCTGCAGCTGTAGAAGCATCGAACGAGTCCACCCAATGGGCATCCTCGGTTCCGTATCCAGTACGCGGATGCCTGCGGTGACCGTTTCAATCACCTGCTCACCCGTCTCGGCAGTGGCCTCATCGGGTGCAATCCCGATGTCGATGGAGCCAGTCTTGAGATGCTCGATGACCCACCGGGGTTTCGGGCCTCGGTTGCCGGCGGCCCGGGACGCATCGGCGGCGTTTTCGAGCAGACGAACAAACGCCGCACTGCCATCTGTCAGGGCGCGGGCGTCGATGTTGTTCTCATGGCCTCCGATGTAGAGGTCAATGCTCTGCTGATCCAT